TATTCAGCAGGAATACGTTTATACACAGATGGGAGTTTTTCCCTAAGTGCAATGTATATAGACTATATTAAAAAAGTAGATTATATACACAATGCAGCAGCTTCCCAAACAGGTCAGTATAAATTGGCTGATGGAACATTACTAACAGGTACTAAAAGTTCACCCTTTAGTAGTGATATAGAAGATGAGATTGTAGACTTAGCAGTTCTTATAACTACAGGTAACTTACAGATACCTGACTATCAGTTGAAGATGGCTAACCTGAAACTAAATGACTAACAAAATTAATTAACAATTTAAAAATTAAACAAAATGATTAGTAGCAACCCTTTATTTCAAATACTTTTCACAAGTGGAAACAAAGCTTTAGCAGCAGCAGGTACTAGACCTGACGAATTAACCCCAGGTCAACTAGGTTTCTTTGACTACAATACAGGGTTAGCTGTAACTGCCGCCAATGCAAAAACCACTAGGCAAATCTTTATTGCTGTAGGGAAGAGTACTACAGGTAGTACAACTACCTCAAACAACATAGCTAAATCCGCTGCTGAGTATATCTTAGTAGGTGGTATTCAATCAGCTATCGGTAAAGAAGCAGTAGCCCCTGTAGCGCAGATATTAACTTATAATATCGGTGACATCAAACCTTTAACTGATTACGGTATTAAGTTAGAGATTCGTAATCAGGAAGCTTATGCTAACTATGGTTACAATGTGCCAAGTAAAATCTTTACTACTACATCAGGTCCTGAAGAAGACTTAGCTACAGGCTTAGCTTCTACTGAAGACTTAATTGATGACTTAGTAGCAATGGTTAATGCTGACCCTGAGAATCAAGATGGTACACCTTTATTAGTTGCTACTAAAGTTGATGCTGATACTTTCACTATTACCATTAATCCAATGGCAATGGAACAGTATGCAGGTGTTAACTTAAAGTATGCTAATCCTCGTGGTACTTTAGCTATTCCATCTTTAATTGGCTTCGAAGAAAACCCAGTATCTCCTTCAACTGTAACTGAAACTCAAGCAATGGTCTATGCTCAAGGTTCAGGTTATGACTTGATGGAACTTGAATATGAAGCAGGTGGTTGGAATGGTAATCCAGGCATTTATCGTAACTCTGACGTAACTGGTTTTGAAAGAGGTATCTCTGAAGCAGTTAGAACAGGTGTTTATGATACCTTCTCAATCGGATATATCAACAAAGGTGTTGGTGGTGGTTTAGAGTATGGTAAGTCTTTATTGACTATCATTGCTTGCGGTGCAGGTGAGACCAGTGCTAAAACTGCATTAAATACTTTTGTAACAGGTTTAAATGGTGTAGGTTCGACTAACGTAACTGTGGACTAATTAAACCCAATCTTATTAATAGTAAAGCAGTCTTGTAAGAATACCTTTTACAAGACTGTTTTTTATAAACTCATTTTAACAATAAACAAGATGCCATTATTACCTAAGAGTGAAGACTTAATAAAACTTATTTCCACTAGAGTTGGGAATGGTTATATAGGGACTACCCTAAAGAGGATAGTAACAACTATAGATACTCTTATACAAGAGAATGTAGGAAGTGGTGGAGGAGGTGGCGGAGGCTTATCTCTTGGTGAAACCCCAACTACAGCTTATGCAGGTAATAAGGGTAAGCAAGCTTTAGATAACTCTAACAATGCACTCTCTCAAATTAACACTTTAAAGGGAGGTTCTACTGAAACTATTGCTGCTTTAAAGGCTGCATTAACAACAGTTCAGAATAGTAATAGTAGTAATACTCAAGCTATCAGTGATTTGATGACTTTATTAAACTCTGATAACAGTGCATTAGATACAATCCAAGAGATTGTTGATTACATCGAAAATAACAAGACTACACTAGATTCTGTATTAGTTAATAAACTAAACAAATCTGTGTATGATTCTTTTATTATAAGTAACAATCAAGCTTTAGCTAACAAGGTAGACAAAGATGGTGCTAAGGTATTATCTGATGTTAACTACACTACAGCCAAAGATACTAAGTTAAATGGTGTACAAACAGGGGCACAAGTCAACAGTGTTGATATTAGCACTTTTACTACTGGTACTTTAAATGATGACAGATTATCTACTAAAGTAGTTAAGAAAGGTAGTGATGAACTAATTCCAATTGCAGATTTACCTGAAGCTAACTTAGTAGATTTAGTAGACTCAGGTGATTTTGAGTTTAGCACCAATGGTAAACAAAGAATCAGAAGAGATACTTTAATAACTATTATCCAAAATCAAATTGCTATGTCAGGTGGTAATACTACTCCTGATGCCCCTACTGCATTTGTAACCAATGATACAGATAAAACTGCTGATTGGACTAATACAGCAGGGTTTGCTAATATTGCAGACTATGAAAAAACTTTAGATGGTGGTACTAACTATACAGCAGCAGGTAGTAAACCTTTTACTGTAATAGGTGAGAAAGCCGCAGGACAAGTAGGGATAAGAGTAAAAGCTGCTACAGGTAGAAATGCTTCACCTACCCTATATAATACTGTAGCCTTTACCGCAGGTGAAGCTAGTGAAGATTTACTTGCAGGATTTGAATACATAACTGAAGCTGATTTAGCACAGTTTAGTGGTGATGCTTATGAGTTCAGTGCTAATGGTTTAGTTACTTATACTAATGGTAGTGGAGACTTAAGATTAAGATTCAATAAAACTTTTAAAAATGGTAGTCAGATAGCTTTCCGTTATAAAGGGGAAGAGAATAGTATGATGGGTTCAAGACACGATGCTGACCAATATGGTATAGAACAGGGTCTTGCTTTATCAGCTAGTGATAATGTAATATTCTTTATCAATGCTGTAGGTAATGATTATCCTGCATCTGCTACTGCGGCTATTTTAAATAATTGGTATAGAGGTACTTTTAGTGAGAGTACAGGTTACTTCACTTGGGAGACTAGTACTAATGGTACAGTATGGACAGCAGTTGATACTCCAACTGATAGAAGAACAACAGCAGTTGGTGACTTCTTTGTACTGCAATTCTTTGCAGATGGTGAATATAAAAAATTACACGCTGTTCAATATAAAGGCTTAGATACAGTATAATGAAAACAACAAGAAGATTTATTACAGGTAATACTCCACCAGTACAGGGGGAACTTCCAGTTAATGTTCCTTTGTATCTTACAAGCTTACAAGCACCCCCTCAACCTATTATGAATGACCTCTTTAGGGGATTGAATGAAGCACCACAAGATTTCTATGGTGCTTTATTCCAAGACCCTGATACATATCATGATTTCCCTACAGGAATGAATCCAGTTATTAGTGGGTTTATTGTGGGGGCAGCCTCATCTTCACAGACAGGTAGAGAGTTTAGAATCTATGGTGTGAATAATGATGACTCAGAAGACTTGTTATTAACATACTCAGGTGCAGGTACTTTTAATATTACACCAAAAGCTTATAAAAGATTAAGATATAATGTTAGGTCAAATGGTAGACCTAACTTTTTAAAGTTATTAGGTACATTTAATAGTGTATCTATACCTGATTTACCATATACTAAGTATACTTTGGGTGGTCATATGGGTACTAATATTCATCCATACTCAATCTTAGAGAATCCAAATGATGCAAATGACAGATATAATGTCTTTCCATCTGCAATGGATATGGCTAAGAAGATGGGTGGACTAAGAATATATGTTGATAATCAAAACATCAATGAAGTACAGAATGAGTTTACTTTTGATAAAGATAGACAAGGTTATGCAATAGACAACATGATGCTACAGCTTCATAATGAGGGAGTTAATGTAGTTTGGTGTATGCAAGCACTTACTCAATGGCAGTTTGCAACCTATCCTCCTGTAGTAGCCCCTGAGCCTGAAAACTGGGAAAGAGTTCCAGTATTCTACAATGCAGATAGGTTAAACCCTGCATCATGGGAACCTTATGCAGAGATTGCATTTCAAATTGCATTAAGATATGGTAGTAATACAAACCACACTTTATCAGAAAGTAAAAGTAAAGATGAATACTTCTATCCAAATGACCCAAGTGCAGGTGCATGGACTAAGAAGATAGGGTTAGGTTACTTAACTGAGATAGAACCATACAATGAGATTGATAAATGGTGGAAAGGATTAGAGTCTTATGCTTCAGCAGAGGAACTTGCAGTTGGTATGAATGTTATCTATCAAAGGATTAAAGATGCTGACCCTAATATGAAGGTTACTTATCCAGGTATAGCTTCATTCTCTCCTGATATGCTTCAAGAGTTTGTATATCACTCAAAGAGGTTATACAATAGAATACCAGTAGATAACTATGCTTACCATGTTTATCCATCAACATCAGGAAGTCAGTATGCAAGTGGTGAATCAGTTGGTGCTGTACCTGAACTTTGGTACTACCCTGAGTCTATGTCAAACTTTAGGAAATCAATCCAACACAGATTAGGTAATAAGCCTTTTGATTGTGGTGAGATTGGTTTTGATTCTACTACAAACTCTCCCCTAAGGGCAGTACCCCCTACTGGTAGTGGTTATACACAAAGACAGTGGGCAGGTATAATGTATCTTAGGGTTGCTCTATTTAATGCAAAGAATGGTGTAAGAAGAACATATCACTATCAGTGGAACGACTTAAGTGATGACCAGTATAATCAGTTTTCTGCAATGGGTATGTGCCATGTTACAGGGAACTCACCAAATAAAGTATTTACACCATACCCTAATCTATATCTTATGGGTCAGGTAAGAGACTTATTTGGTAACTATACTCATGATAGTCAACTATCTTCTTCACCTTTAGTGGACAAGTGGGTATATCAAGGTAGTGTTATGTACTCTGTATACAACCCTACTGAGACTAATCTTTCACAGAACTATAATTTACCATTGCCAACTGGTACAAAGATTGAAGTAATTGATTTAAATCTTAGTAGCTTTACCCCAACTGTAACTCAAGTAACAACAACAGGAAGTGTCTATACAGTAAATTGTATTGAGAAACCTAAGTTCATTAGAGTAGTAGAAGAGGGACAAGGAAGCACAGGACTTGCAGCTTTAGATGCAACTATGGATGCTATATGGGAAAATCGTATTTCAGCTAGAGATGCTAAGAAACAAAATGGTTCTCAAGCATTAAAAGGTGATGGAGTATTTATACTACCATGTAGAAAAGGTACAAGAGATATGCATTGGGTTGGACCTGAGAATCCACTATTAGGTATGCCTTACTTAGATTATCAAGATAGGTTTATTGATAACTATTCATTACCTTTTGTATGGTATAAAAATGCAAGTGGTTATATTCATGCATCAGATGAGACAGATGGACTTTCAGAAGAGAGAACAGTTACAATGTCTTTACTGTTTCCTGACTATCAGATATATGAAGGTTTCCTAAAAGCTTATGGTACTGTATACTTAGGTACATCTAATGCAAGGAACTCTAATACCTCTCCATTTACTCTAAGCCTAAGAACAACTAATGATGATACAACTAACTTAGAAGTACCTAACTTTGCAGTAAATGCAGTTCACCATATAGTTTATGTGATGAAGAGAGAGGGTAATGAGAGTGAAAACCCAGGTAAGATTGGAGTTAAACTTTGGTTAGATGGTGTTTTACTGAATCCATCTTTAAGCAAAGAGACTTTCAATACACTAAAAAGAATTGAAGTAATAGGTGCTGATACTAACTGTATGACTATGGGCTTCTTAGAGATGTCTACTGCATATAGAGCAATGAGTACTTCTGATATTAATGCTACCTTCAATGCTTTAAAAGCTTTCTATGGTAACTTTAATACACCTATCAATCTACCAACCCCTACAAACATTAATGTAACTAAGGTAGGTAATCAGGTGACAGCTACTATTGAAATAATTAAGTCACTAGGTTTTGCAGAAGATTTATCTAAGAGGGTTGTTATTTGGGAAAGAGGTGTCTTGTTACAGACTATGTATCAGATAAATGAACTAAATAATTTATCAACTTTTAATATTTCTACTGCCTCAGGTAGTGGTAGTGCTTGGAGATGTAGTATCTTTATCACCGATACAAATAACAATCAATTAAAATTACCTGCCATTTGGTTTGGTAACTTATCATAACTGATATGACTACAACAGAATTAAGAAGATTACTAAGGTTAATAAGGATTAAAGTTAAGGAGGTTAAGGGGGGACTCTTAACCAACAAGGCTTTAGCTGAAGTCTTAGAGCAGCTAGTAATGGAGATTGATGAGGGTGAGAGTGGAACATCTTATGACTTCCTTAATGGATTAACTGAACTCAATGGTGAAGTTAATCTTGGGGGGAGTTATGAAGGTTATGTACAGATAGGAGACCATACAGTACAAAGCTATATAACACTTGGTAATGATATAGCCTTCTTTGGTAACAATGGTGCAGGATTTACAGCATTCAATGGGGATGTGGCTATGTCTTATACAGACTTAGATTTTAATACTCAACAGTTTCACATGAGTGCTGAAGGTATCACATTTACAGATACCTTGTTTGAGAAAGGTGCAGGTGATTGGGGAGACTACTCAGCTAATAAGACAGCTTACTCTTACATAACTAAACAAATGTTAGAGGATGCCTTACCTGAAGACATCTATGTTAAAAGGTCAGGTGATACCATGACTGGTAACTTAACCTTTGGCTTTGATGATAATACAGGTGGTAACATAAACCCTGATGCAGGAGTTGGTTTATTCTTTAACAATGGTTTTACAGACTATGGTGCAGTTTACTATGAGAGTACTGGTGACCAAAATGAATCTTCTAACCTTATTATAGAGACAGGAGATAATAATCCTGATAGTCCTTTAGGTGCTAATGAGGGTATTATCTTTAGACATTGGAATGGAGAGATTGGACAGATAGCAGAAAACTACTTAAGACTAACTCCACGTAAATTTGTTTATAGGAATCAAAATGTTGTTAGGTCTGTTAATGGGATTGAAGCTGATATAGAAGGTAATGTATATGTAGATACTGTACAAGAAGGTGACTATATTATTGCTGACCCAGTATTTGCACAAGATGCAGATATATGGCTACAAGGTTCAGTAACTGCTATAGATGTAAGGGCTAGTGATAGTGTTTACACACCTTCATTTAATTTATTAGGTGGTGATGGAGAGAGTACATGGACTATTAGAAATAAGGCTCAGGCTTTTGCAGTGTCTAACTTTGGTGGAAGTGAAACAAAGTTTGCTGTAGATAATGCTTTTACTTACTTATATAATGCTTTAAATATAGTTGGTCCTACAGGTAGAGGTTCAATCATCTCATCTATAGATGAGAATGAACTCCCAGGTCAAGGTGGTACAGCAGTTAGTTTAAACTTTAACTCTAATGAACATGAAGCATCTATAAGGTATCAGCCTGGTGCAACTGAAGTTAAGAGATTAAGTGTATTTGTAGATGGTGGTGCCATACAAGAAAGAATTGCTTATCTAAGTGATATTGTTACAGGTGGTGATGTTTATACTTCAGGTGGACCAGGTGCTAGAAACTATATAACTAAAGAAACAGAGTTTGCTAATAGTTTGATTATTAATGGTGCTCCTTATGCAACAGAAAATTTTAATTTAGTAGGCACAAATGTTTCTGATGGCAAAGTTTATAGAATTGACCCTGCTTTATTTAGTGGGGGTTCTTCTTATGAGTTTGAAAATGGATTAAATGAAAGTTTAGGAGTAGTTGGATTAGGTGGTAGTTTAAATGAAGGTGCTACAATTATAGGTGGTGGCACACAACCTACTATGATATTTGGGAATGGAGTAAACAAAAGTTTATTATCTATACTAGGTGATGGAATTGGTAATGGTGCCTTAACTTCATTAGATATTCTTGCAGAAGATGGCTCTTATAATGCTTTATTTGGAGTTCAGACTGATGCAGGAGGTTCTCCAATTACTTTAAATATTAATACATTAACAGGAGCAAGATTTAGAGATGACCTATTAAGTAGAGGTGCAGGTGATGCTGATGACTATTCAGCAACCAAGCAAGCCTTAGATTATATCACTAAGCAAATGTTAGAGGATGCTTTAGCAGGAGTTGGTGGAGGTGGTACAACTTATGCTTTTACTAATGGTTTAAGTGAAAGTGGTGGTACAGCTAAACTAGGAGGACCTTTACTTAATGCAGTAACTAGGATAGGCACTTTTAATGCAATGGAGTTAGCATTTCTTAGGGATGGTAATACAGGTGAGAACAATGATTTTATTATTAGGAATAAAAGACCTAGTGGTAATGAGAGTTTCTTATACTTAGGTGGTGCAGGTGGAGGCTACAATGGTTGGGAGTTAAAGTCTCAGAATGGTAGTAGGTTAAACTCTACAAATGCAGGAGTTTTCCTTGATGATAGTTATGGCTTTAAGTATAACAATGATACTATAGCAGCTAAGACATTTCCTGCTGATAACTTTTGGGTGCCACCTGCTAAGTGGTCATTAGATAAATATAAGAGTGATGTCTATACACCAACATTATCAATAGTACAAAATGGTAGTAGCCCATCTGCTCAAGGGTTTAGGTATATGAAGATTGATAATACTGTATTTGTAACAGGTTATGTTCAAGTTACTATACCTACAGCAGCATTAGGAGGTGGTGTTAGAATATCATTACCAATTGCAAGTGACTTAACTGCCTTTGGAGATGTCACTGGTGTGTCTACAGAGAATTTTGGAGAAGTGCAAAATACTGTTGAAGCTGATACAACAGCCAATACTGCTACTATCTACTATAATATACCTACAGGTAAAACATTAGGTAGTAGAAACTTTAATGTATCTTTCAGTTATACAATTAAATAAAAATTTAATTTCCATATATTTACACAAAAAATAAATAATTATGAACTTTGAAGTAGAAAACCAAGAAGTAGCAGTAGCTAGTCAAGTTGGAGAAATTATTAGAGTAGAGGCTAGTATTAGTACTAGAAAGAAACTACTTGATAAAGAAGGAGTTTTGATTGCTTATACTCAAGCTGAAACTATTACTATAGGTAAGCAACCTCTAGTACAGCCAGGTCAGGCAGTTACACCTGAACAACAAGCACTAATTGAACTTGAAGCTAAGGCTAAGAAAGACATTGCTGATATTATAATTCAGTACAAGAAAGATGCTTTAGCTTTGATTGAGAAAAAATCGTAGTATGAAATTCTTAGGATGGATTAAAGAGTCCCTACAAGGAAGAGATGGTAAATCATCTCTAAGGTCTTTAACCAATGCTTACACAGTAGTATTCCTTATTACAGCTTTAGTGGTTAATCATATAGTATTAACTAACTATGTAATAAGGAATACTAATCCTAATGCTAGAGCAATAGATGTACTTAATGTAAACATATATTTGATATATGGGTTATGTATATATGTATGTCTATTGTTTGGTATTATAGCTTTCCAATCAATTACCGAGTTTGTGAGGTCAGTTAGAGGACAACCTGCTGCACCTGTAGAGGTAGTAACTCATACACAGACTACAACACAAGTTACACCTAGTGTAGCTGAAGAAGAAATTAAAGAAGATAAATCAGAATAAAATGGTAGCAGATTTCATTTTTACTAAGTATAAAGATAAGTACTACTTAAAGAATTTAGGGACTACTACACTTTCGTATACACTTGATATTAAATATGGGTGTAATGATGACTATAAGAATATAACTTCTTCTACTGTAGATGGTGTAGATGATGTTCAAACTATCATACCCCTAGAAGTTGCAGTAGATATAGATAGAGGTATTGAGATACTAATACCTACTGATGGAGAATATAAGTTAGTACTAACTAGAGGGTCAGATACTCAAACTGTTTTATTCAAATCCTATTTAAGGCTACAGAAAGCCTTTATTCAAAATTTCCTTACCATTATATGTGGAAGCAATAATAATTGTCAGGGATGCGCTGATAATCCCCTTTCTCTTAGGGAACAGCAGGCAATGTTTAACCAAATTCTTACGTATAACTTTTTGATGATTACACCCAATACAGAATATTGTGGTGGTGATTGTCTATTTAGTGGATTTACTCAGCAAGCCATAGAGTTATCTAGTTGTTCCCTAAAGGAGAAAGTATACTGGAATCTTAATAAAGAATTACAGTCAGGCAAAACAGAGGTAGAGTCAGCCTTAGAGACTACCCTTACTTATGCATCTATATACTACCTAACATATTACTTCTATGAAGACCTACTAGCTGTAGATGAGGAAGAGAAGATTTATGTTAATAAGAAGTTTAACTATGATGTAGCTAAGATATGTACATCTAAATACATTAACTGTATAGATGACTTAAGGTCTGTATTCTTAAATCAGACTACAGATTGTAATGAAGCACCTACAGTTAATAGTATAGTTAAGTTATTCTCAGACTTTACCCCAGGTGCCAATCAAGATGTCTATATCTTTCAACCAATAGATTTTAGTACAGGCTTCTTTGATAGTAATGGAGACTTGCCTGGTATGGTAACTATACTTAGTAATACTTTTAATGGTGTGTTATCTTATAATGGTACACCAATACCTAATAACAATTTTCCTTTTCAGTTTAATATAGCTAATGCGAACTTACTTCGTTATACTTATACTATACTAACAAGCAGTGCAAATTTTGATAAAATATTCTTTCAGGTAGCTGATAATAATCCAACACCAAAAAAATCCAACATGGCAACTATAACAATTAATACTGAAGCTTATGTGAATCAACCACCTTCAGAGGTAGGTGATAATACTTTCAACTTAGCTAACAGAGCAGTTAAGGTATTTACTGTAGCTGATTTCACTACAGGTACAACACCTGCTTATGCTGACCCTGAGAATGACCCTATTGATGCTTTAAGAATTGATAGTTTACCTGCTGATGGTGTACTTAAACTTAATGGTACTAATTGTACTGTAGGTCAAATCATTGCTGTAGCTAGTATTAATGCAGGATTGTTTTCATATACTTCACCTAATCAGAATGCTGCCGATAATGATACTTGGACTTTCTCTGTAAGAGATACAGGTTCAGGTCAGTTTGCATCTTAATCTTATAAGATAATGGGAATAATAAATATAAACAGTGCCTCAAGATATGGCAATGACCCTATGACAGTACCATTTACAAAGCAGTGTTCAGACCCTGACTTTAATGGTACTGTAGTACCTTATACTGTACCTGCCAATACCTTCTTTGCACCTACACTAGCAGAAGCTAATGCTATGGCTACAGCTAATATAGAAGCTAATGGACAAGCTAATGCTAATACAAATGGAGATTGTGTAGAGAAACAAACATCTGTAATTAACTATCGTATTACTAGAGACCTTAGTCCTTATGTAGATGGTAGTTTCTCATTACAGAAGAATGGTAGTACTACAGATTTATTCACATTTGCAGGTGATGGTACTTCAACTGGTAATTATCATTATGGTGATATACTTAGTTGGAATGCATTTCACTATCATTTGGCTACTAGATGGCCTGATGATGCATCACTAACATTTAATTTAAGACAAGGTGGTATTACAGGTACTATAATTAAAACCTATACTGGTGGTGTTGTTGGATTAGCAGATATATATAGTGACAATATAACTATATCTCAACCTCAGTATTTTGTAGAAGTAATAACTCAAAGTTCTGACTCTTCATTAAAGATATTGGGATATGACTTTATTAATAACACTACTGTACCTGATGATGTAATTAAAGTATCAGTTGTAGATGAGACTACTGGTCTATACATGTTAGGTCAAACACCATCAGAGGTTCCTATACCATCAAATTTTGGTGCTAGGAGTGGTGCATACAATGTTAAGAATGATGGTAACACTCAAACAGTTTACTTTATTAATACTGGTGGTACTACTGTAAATGTTACTTTAACAAGCTTAGGTGGTTATAGTAATACGTTCTCATTAGCTGCGGGGACTATTATGCCTCTACCTAAAACTGGTGTAGATAAAACTGGAATTGTTATCACAGTCAATCCTTAATTGTTAATATTATTTATTACTTTTGATACCAATGATTCTGCTACAGAAAACGATTCAGGTTGATTCTTACATGCTCCAAGTTGGTATTTGGTTGCTTGTGTTTTTGTTTACTTCTCTCTTAGGTATCATAGGATGGTTAGCCAAGACTATGACATCTAAAGTAGACTCGTTAGCAGAGACAGTTAATAAGCAAACAGTAGATATTAATGAGGCTAAGATTATAGCTATCAGTACTAAGGAAGATACTATAGAGATATATGATACACTTAAGACTATACCTGAGATTAAACTTCAGCTTAATAATATAGAGAATACTTCTAAGAATATTGAGAAGGATGTTAATACTTTAACAGATAGAGTTAATAAACACTCTCAGAGATTATTAGACTTAGAAAGAACAGTAGGAATACATGCACAATATTTAAAAACTAAAGAGTCTCAATGACACCACAAGAGATTATAGATAACTTCGAATTAAAAGTCAAACCTTTCTTTAAGGGTTTGACTTTTGAAGCTTCTAGGCATGAGTACTTTTATAGAGGTAACAAGATAGCTAAGTCGGTGTCAGGTCTTATACATGAATTTGTTAAACCACAAGATTGGGATAAGATAGCTGAAAGAAAAGATATTAAAGAGGGTAAACCTTTAGGGTATCATAAACAACTTTGGGCTAAAGTAAGTAAAGATGCATGTGATGATGGTTCAGATGTACATGACTTTGGTGAGAAGTCTAGGAAACTAGAGGAAGCTAAGGAGCATAATAAGAAGAAAGCTATAGTTAACTTTTGGTCTGATTGTTTTAGTAAGTACCCTGGTAGGTATGTAGTAGTAGCTAGAGAGTTGAAGATGGTTCACAAGAAGTTCCTCTTCTCAGGTACAGGTGACTTTATACTATTTGATACTTGGACTAATACTTTTATAATAGGTGATTATAAGACTAATAAAGATTTGTTTAAGAACTTCAGAGGTCAGAAGTTATTAGCACCATTTAGTAGACTATTAGATAATCCTTATAATCATTATCAAATACAGTTCAGTCTATATCAAGTATTACTTGAACAGATATATGGATTCAAAGTATCAGAGAGATGGTTAATACATCTTAAGCCTGATGCTACTTATGATAGATTCCTAACTGAAGATTATAGTGGTATATTGAAGGTAGCACTAGAAAACAGATTAGCTAAACAACAATTAAAACGGGCATCATGAATGAGGTAAGAGAGGTGATACAAAGATTTCAAACTGCATACTCTCATGGTGCAGCCAGTAGGTCTACTAGATTAAGTAAGAGATATATCTTTAGTATTATTAAAGGTATAAGGGCTAGAGTACTATCTCAAGAAGCTAAGAAGAATCAGATGATTTCTAGTTGGGCTTATCAGACTATACCTTGTGTAGACTTAGAAGTAGTTCCGTTAAACCAATGTCCTTGTACTCCACAAACAGGATGTATGATACTTAGGAGTACAACTAAGTTACCTGAGATAATTGCACTTAAGAATAAACACTTATGTATAATTACTACTAATGAGGGGACACTTAGATTAACAGAGTCTACATTTTCAGAGGTAAAGTTTAACAAAGGTAATAAGTATACACCTAGTGCAATATGTTTCTTCTTTACTGGTGATGGGTATTTATATGTATCAGCAACCCTTAAGCTTGAGACACTAAGAGTCGAAGCAGTATTTGCGGACTTTGTAAAAGCTTATCAATATCCTTCTGCTTGTAGGGAAGAAGATATTAGCTGTATCAGTCCCCTTAACTTTCTGTTTCCTTATGAGGAAGATTTGATACCTAGCTTAATAGAGTTAGGCTTACCTGAGGTTCAGGTATTTGCTAATGGTAGAGAAGATAAATTTAATAATAGTTCAGAAGATGGGTTTACAGCTACCAAAGGCTAAGAGAGATAGAAAACCATTTACTAATGGTGGTAGTCTTGGATATGTAGTATATCCAAGTAAGTATGAAGAGGGCAGTTATATACATGGAGCATATCCTATGTATGCTGAAAAGTGTGTTGACCAAGTTACTGTTAGTGTATTTAGTAAGATAACTAGAGGTTTCTTTAAGTTCATAGCTAAGAAGATACTTGAAGGTTATCAAGTTGAATTACCTAGCAGGTGTGGTAAGATGTATGTCAAGGGTACTAAGATTAAAGTTAGATTTAATGAAGAGGGTAAGCCTTGTAATCTAGCACCTGACTGGAAATTGACTAAAGAACTATGGGCTAGAGATGAGCAAGCTAGACTAGACAATAAAAAAATATATTATACTAATGACCATAGTAATGGTATTAGATATAGAATGAGGTGGTATAAGAGGAATTTGAATATCGAGAATAAAACATTTTATTCATTTAGATTAAGTAAGGGTAATCAAGAGGCTCTCAGTAAATTAATCTTTGGTGGTAAGGAATTTATTGTCGAAAATTATTAGTTTTGTATAAATAAACTGACAAAAGAATCATGGAATCAGGAATTAAAAGTCTAAGGACTACAAGCAAAGAAACTAAGGATGTCAATAAGATACCTAGTGATGCTACTATTATAAGGAAAGAAAGTACAATCACTGTAAGGGAGATTGAGAATGGCTTTGTAGTTAGTAAGAACTTTGATATTAGTTATAAGCTTAAAGGTTCAGACCACAATGAGTATATGTATTATACTAAAGAGTGGTTCTCTCCTACGAATCCTGTAGAAATTAAATCTAAGGATAAACAACTTGCTGACCTTTTTGAATAAGATATAATGAGATTTGAATTAACTTCTGTAGATAGAGTATTCTCTAGGCTTAAGGGTACTATGCCTTTAGACCAAGAGAATGATATAATTGAATGGATTGGAGATGCCTTACAACAGATAGGTGCTATAACTCAATTCAAGGAGACTGTATGTTTTGCAGAAGTTAGAAACTATAGGGTAGCTAAACCTAAGTTCTGTCATGCTATCATACAGTTAGCTAGAAATAGGAGAGCAGACTTTGTAGATAAGTCTACTTTAGCTACACCTAGCTTTATAACTAATAACTACATACAGGTAGGTCCAAGTGATGATAACATCACACCTGATATACCTGTAGCAGTAGACCAATATGGTGAGCCAGTTAATGCCTATGAGTTGGCTTACTATAGACCTTTCTTTGAATTACAGTATGGTTATTATAATTGGATTAGTTCCAATGTATACAAGTCAGCTTTTAGTCCTATTAGATTAGCTACTAATACTATGTTCATGACAGAAGTTTGTCAAGAGCAAGATTATGATGCTATCTATAGTGGTTGTGAAGATGAGTATAAGTTAGATGATGGTATGCTTAAGTTCTCTTTCAAAGAGGGACAAGTAGCTATAGCTTATGCTAGACAACAAGTGGATGAAGAAGGTAGACCAATGATACCTGATGAAATATCTTATATTACAGCAGCAGCAGATTACTGTAGATGGCAGTACTATAGTAGAGAGTTCTATACTGGTACTGAAGGAGCAGAGAAGAAGATGCTAACTGCTGAAGGTAACTGGGTGTGGTATTGTGGTCAAGCTAGTAGTAAAGCATTAATGGTAAGTGGGGTTGATGAACATGAGAATCTTCTTAAGCAAAGGAGTTATATACTACCGAGGAAAGCGAGATACTTTAACTTTTTTAAGAATCTAAACAAAGGCGAGAATAGAGCCTACAACAACCCAGGCAGAAGATAATGGACACTAACATAGAAAAACCTATTAAAGGAGAACACTCAGACTTCTCTCCTGTAGACCAACCTGATGGTACTTTCAGAATGGGCTTAAACTTAGTTAAGTCCACAAAGGATGGTAGAGGTAATTCTATCTCTAATGAGAATGCTAATGATATTTGTGGAAACTTTCCTGAAGGTTATATACCTATAGGTAAAGTATATATGAATAATGGTAGGAATGTAGTATGGCTTTGTAACCTAGATGAGACTAGTAATGAAATAGGTGTAGTTGATAAAGACTGTAACTATACCACTATTGTTAGTGGCAAGCTTGGCTTTACTCTTAATCATCAGATAAGTGCTACCTACAGACTAAGAAGAGGTTGTGAAGATGTAGTATACTTTACAGATGGTAATGTATCTGTCAAATACTTTAACTTAAATAGACTTCAAGATTTCTATAGTCAAAAATATAAGACTTGGTTAGCTAATCCTGTTGGTAGTTTTACTGGTCAAAGATGGGATGTTAATAAGTTCAATCTATTTCCTGCATATACTGTACCATGCTTTAGTGGTATGGAAGTATTAACAGGTGGACAGATTAAGTCAGGTACTATTAACTTTGCTATACAGTATGTTGATAGTAACTTAAATCCAACTAACTTTATCTACAGTTCTCAACTAGTACCTATCTATGCTTCATCATTAAGTTCTAGCTACTCATCTATTGTAGGTTCATCTAATGTAGATGTTGACCCATTAGCAGGTACACCACCAACTAACAAATCTGTTAAACTAACTTTAAGTTCTTTAGACAATACTTATACATTCTATAGGATAGCTGTAATAGAGGCTACAGATAAAACTGGTAATCCTACTAGAGTATTACTTAGTCCTAATATTCCTATCAATAGAACAGAGTTTACTTATGATGGTAATACCTCAGGCTATACTGAAATCACTTTAGCTGACTTAGCTTTAGGTAAATCAGATATAGATACTGCTGAACATATAGAACAACAAGAAAATAAATTAATCTTAGCTAGTACTAAAGGAAAGCAAGTAAACTATTGTGGCTTCCAGAGGTTTGCATCTAAGATTAGAACTAATTATATTATAAGGGAAGCCTCTGCATCTGATGTTTTAGATGTAGGTAATCCTAAATCTCCTCATACCTATTGGGAGAGAGAGGGTTATATGGGAGGAGAAGTTTATCCTCTTGGTATAGTATATGTATTTAACAATGGACTAGAGAGTCCTGTAGGTCATATCCCAGGTAGACCTTTAAATAGATACTGGAATCCTATTAACAATACAGTAGTAGTTACAGCAGATGATACTGTTATCACTCCTTGGAATAAGGATGTAGCATTCATTAATAGTAACCCTACTAACTATAACGCATTACCAACTACATCTAAAGCTAAGAAGTTTCAAGTGTATGAGACAGCAGTTAAACTTAATACTGCTAATGATAGTATAGGTGCTATGGGCTATCATCAGAACACTGGTGTATTCTATGAGAACAGGACTGATTGTAATGAAAATGATTACTGGGGTTTAGATGGTTATGGACAAGTACTTACAGGTAAGCCTATAAGACATCATAAGTTCCCTACTAGGGGTATAGAACCTCATGTTAAGAATGGTTCACTTGCTACAGGTAAGACAGGGCTATATGCTACTGTTGCTTTACTAGAGGGACAAACATTTGAAACTACTGATAGTTATACACTAAGTGTTACTTATGAATTAAATGGTAGTCCTCAAACTAAAGATTATGTTATTGATGATGAGAACTTTCCTTTCAATGCTGTTAAGATAGATGAGGGTGATGGTGGTTATGATATATTTGAAATCATTGACATATCAGGTACAGCTACTACAGAGACAACTAAGTTTACTGTAACTGTAGAGAAACAAACTATCAATGCAGGGTTTACAGATACTACCATAGTAAGAAACTTAGGTATTCAATTTAGCAATATTCAATATCCGCATCCCGATATTGTAGGTCACTACTTCGTTAGGGGAAAAAGGGATGACCAAAACAGAACTATCCTTGATAAAGGATTTGCAGGGCAGTTAAAGAAAGTTGATATTGACGGACAAAGATATAATGCCTTTGCTTATTTTAATTCATTTGATGATAACGAGAAGGAGACACTAAGTAATTATTTATTTACTCCTAGAGTATTCTTTAATAAAGAAACACTTAATGGGGATTACTTAAGATATGAAGGAGAGTTTCCTAGAACTGGTGTAAACGTATTCTCTAATGAAGAAGATGGTGCAGGTAGTTGGACTAAGGAAGTTAACATGAAGATTGAAGTTAGAGTTCATGGTTATGGTGGACTTAATTCAGTTAATAGTAATCAGAACTATGCTGTTACTAAATCTATAGTATTAGATGGAGCAGCTAAGGACTTAACCTTTAATGGACCGACTTCACCTTTATATAATCTATCATGGACTAATAGGGCACACATAGTTAACACACAATCAAGATTACCTATATCAGGTAAAGACCACAAGGATATGTATTATGTATCTTATATGGTTAATAGGAATGTACATCCTATACTAGATGATATTAGATACCAAAGAATGCATAACTGTATGTATACTTTAGCTAATACTCAAAGAGTATTTGGTGGAGACACTTTTATTTCAAGATGGGATATAGCTAACTCTTTATATAGAAAACAAAAGAAAGGTATCTTTAAAAGTTTACTTAAACTTATATTAGTAGTTGGTGCTGCTGTAGCTACAGTTATAACAGCGGGAGCAGGCGCACCTGCAATTGTTGCAGCCTTAGGCGCAGTAGGTGTTACTGCTAGTGCTATTGGTGTATCAGCTATCATAGTAGCTACTGCTATATTAGCAGGTGCTATTGGTGTAACTTCTACAGCTATTGAAGTTCTTACTAATGAAATCAATGATGGTGTACTTGAACAAGTAACTGATGATGGTGAATTTAATAATGCTTCAGGTAATGGTATAAGATTTTCTTCTTATGTAGCTTATGCTAATGAGTTAATGGAAGGACTATATGTTGAGAGTGAAGTTAATGTTTCATTAAGACAGACAGAGGAACATGTTTGTGGTGAGTACTTTGCCTATAAGACTTCTATCTATGATTACTTTAGAAGTAGGTGGTTAATGTATAACATTGATACAAACAAGTATGAGCCTAAAGGTTTTGCTTGTCCTGAAACTTATAACTATAACAAAGATTTTAGTAGAGAGAATACTCAAAACATATATGAGTCTTTACCATCTACCTATGATTGCTGTTCTAACTGTAAAGAGTCTCATCCTAATAGAGTACACTGGTCAGAAGAAAGCTTTCAAGAAGAGTTAACTGATAACTTTAGAGTATTCAAAGTTAATAACTATAGAGATATAGAAGCTGAACATGGTAATATTACAGCTATCACTAAGAGAAACAATAACTTATTCATACTTACCTCTGAGGCTTTATGGTTACTACCACAGAACCAACAAGAGAGAGTTACTAGTGAGTTAATATCATTTATAGGTACGGGAGAATACTTCTCTATTAAGCCTAAGAAGATTATTGATGGTGATATAGGTTCAGCAGGTACTCAACATAAATGGACTGTACTTAATACTGATAATGGATTAATATATGTTAATCAATTACAGAATAAGATATATCTATTTGATAGAGAGTTACAAGAGATTTCTAAGGTAGGTATCAAGTATTGGTTTAAGAATAACTTAGTAGACCACTTTGCTAATCAATATAGAGGTATTACTGGTAAGAACTTTCCTAATGTAGATAACCATGCCAATCCATTTGGTATTGGTATACATACTACATTTGATAGTTTCCACAATAGGTTGATTGTAACTAAAAGAGATTACTTATTACTAAGTGATTACATACTTAACTTTAAGATAGTTTCATCTGTAGGTGGTGTTATGCCTGATGACCTAACTCCAGGTCAACTAGTATTTGACTCTACTACTAATAAGTTTGTAGTCAGTAGAGGTATACCTACTAACTTTGATTATGTAGATTTTAGTAATCAAGTATACTTTGAAGATAAATCTTGGACTAGAAGCTTCTGCTTAGAAGAGGGTGAGCAAGCTTGGATGGGATTACATAGTTATATACCTAACTTTTATTTGTATAACCATGATGACTTATATTCATTTGTAGCTAGAACTAATAAGGTATGGAAGCATAATACTCCAAACAAGTATCAGCAGTTCTATGGTGTAACATATCCACATATCTATGAGTATGTAGACCAAAAGAATAAAGCTGAGACAGTAGTCACCGAAGATATAACCTTTCAAACAATAGCTTCAAAACTAGATAGTGTAAGTAGAGAAGAAGTTGAGTTAAGGGATGTTACTTTCAACAAGATGATTGCCTATAATAACAGACAGTCAACTGGTGAATTGTTGCTTTCTCCTAAAGGTGAAGGTGATGAGGATTACATGTTTGAGCAAACTAAAGATTTGGTAGGTATCATTACTGTTAACAGAGTAGAGAGAGATTGGAACCTTAATGATATTAGAGATAATGTTATCGACCCATCTAAACCTTTGTTCTTATCTAACTGGGGTGCTATCAAAACTGAGTTCCCTATAGACAAAGTACCTAATCAAGCAAACATTAACTTTCTTAAAGATTGGCTTGAACTTGAAAGTATGCGTGACAAATATTTAATTATACGATTAAAATTTGATAACTTTACCGATGTTCAACTTACTACTAATTACTTATTAAGTACTCAACAAAACTCTGACAGATAATGAGAAAGAGAAAACAATTAGCTTTCGGTTCAGGTATAAACTCTATGGGTTTAGACTTTCTGATAGGTAATGCTTTCAGTGGTCTTGGTACTATACTTGGAGGAGCAGAGGATGTAAGTAATCCATTAGATGCTATGTTTAATAAGATGGCATTTGGTGGTACAGTTGACCCACCAAAAAAGAAACTAACTGGTGATGGTAGTTGGCTTGGAGATAAGGGAGCAGAGTTATTAAATTATCTTCAATCCCCTGAAACTGAAAATTCAATAAAGACTTTTAGAACTAAGGGTAAGGCTATAACAAAAGACTTAGTACAAATAGCTGACCCAACAGGTATCTCTAACTATGGAGATACTTATGATGCTTTTGCTAACAATAAATCTTTTGATGAAAAGGCTTTGAACGTATTAGGCTCTATACCAATTATGGGTAAAGTACCAAAGGTAGGTAAAGTTATGTCTAATGCTTATAAGATTTCAGGTCATTTATTAACAAATATATTAGACTACGGTCAACTAGCTACAGATGTGACTGGCACTGGTAAAAAGAAGATGGCAAACGGAGGTATAGTAACTATGGAAAATCCACCAAAGAAGATAAAAAATAGATACCCATCTGTACCTAGTGGTTTAGATTGGATTCATCAAGATATAACTACACCTAAAGGTAATGTTATTACAGATAAAGACTATAGAGCATACAAAGATGCAGGTCTAGATTTTGGTAATACCTTAGGTCTAGCTAATTATATTGAGAGTATGCCTGAGGGAGTACCTTTAAATACTAAAGGTATTGTTAAAACAGGTAGAGAGGGTATGACTTATGATTCACCTGATTACAATATACCTAAGAAGAGATTAGCTAATGGTGGTACAATAGGTTCAACTGCTGTTGAAGTAGAAGACCAAGAAGTTGCTGAAACTCCACTAGGAGATATTATGCAATTCCAAGGTAACACACATGAGGAAGGTGGTATAGATGTTGACTTACCTAATGGTACTAAGGTATTCTCTGATAGAATTTCTATTGATGGAAAGACTATGCAAGAGAGAAAACTTAAACGTGAGAAGAGTCTTAAGAAATTTACTAAAGCATTTGAAGCTAACCCTACTGATATAGTAGCTAAGAACTCTCATGATAGAACTAAGATAGGACTAGACTTAGAAGAACAACATGACTTGGCAATACAAGAGATTGCTAATAGGAGTGTACAACCTAAAAAGTTTGCATTAGGTGGTGAAGTTGGTACAGACCCTTGGGAAGATATACTTAAAGGTATCATACCTAGTTTTACTAGTAACCCAATACAAGCACCTTTTAATATAGGTCAACTGGTTAATCCTGATAATGGTGAAACCCCTACAGCTAGTCCAATGTTAACAAAAGCGGGACTTTCAGTTGGTACTCCACCTGCACCATTAGCAACTCCTAATGCAGATGTAGATGCATCAGGTATGACAGAAGGAGATTCTCTAGGGATGTTTGGAAATGCATTTAGTGCAATCACCCCATTACTCTCTACTTTAGGAAGCAGCCTCTCAGATACTCCGAATATTAATGCATTCCAAAACTTTGGTGAGGATGCTTTAATAGCAAATACAAATGCTAAAGGACAGCTTGCTGCAATTAAAACTGCACAAGACCAAAAGCTACAATTAAGTAGAACAGGTGCTAGAAATAGAAACAGAAATTCGGCAGGTAGTGTTAATACACTTAGGGCTTTGGATGCTGTAACTGATTTAAGTGGAGACTTAGCTAGTAATGATATAGCATCTAGTATAGCTCAACAAATGGTTGGATTATTTAATACTCAATCACAGTTAGAGAACCAACAAGATATGTATCAGATGCAGGGTGAGCAACAAAGAGATGTTGCTGATAGACAAGACAAAGGTAACTTTGATACTATGCTAGGACAATCACTAGCTGATATAGGTACAGGTATATCTAAGACAGGTAAAGATTTAAACACTACTCAAGCTAATCAAGACTTAATTGATATTATGGCAGATATGTCAACTAATGGTATCACCTATGTTAGAGATGCTAAGACAGGTAGACTTAAACAAAAGAAAGTTAAATAATGGCTAACAGATTTTATAAAGCACCTACATACAATCCTGTGGATTATATGTACAACTTACCTGCTGCGCAGATGATGAAAGCTATTGCTGTCACTGATGCTGCTGTAGATAATGCTGTTCAACAAACAGACTTGTTCGGGAATGCTGTAAGTAAGATTAACCATTTAACATCTGATAATGAAAGAGTCTTACAGATACAAGACACTTACAATAAAAGAATACAAGATACAGCTAAAGCTTTGCAGGCAGACCCCACTAATTACAGAAAGCAAATGCCATTAATCAGAAGCCTAGGTAGAGAGATTTCTACTGATATGGCTACTGGAGAGATTGCTGCTATACAAGCTAATGCAGCAAAGCTTAATCAATGGGACACTATGTATGCACCTCTTGTAGCTAAAGGAGAGATTACTCCTGATGCTTATAGGAAGATGAAAACAGCTTTTGTTAAAAACTATCAAGGGGCTAACTTTGATGCTAAGACTGGTAATTACAATCAGTTGTATACAGAAGATGTATATAAGACACAGGACTTTAATAAATTACTTAAAGATAAAGTAGGTGACATCAAAGCTAACTCTAAGGAAACTAAGAATACAGGTAATGGTGGTCAATGGTTAGTTACTAACAATGATAAAGATGAGTGGGTAGATGCTAGAAGAGTTGCTCAAATAGCTACTGATGCTTTACTTGGTGACGAGAATGTTAAAGGTTATCTGAGACAAGGTGGTAAGTATGGTTATCTTCAAGGAGTTAATGATGAGAATGGTAATTTTATACCTCCATACCAATTAGATAAAGCAGGTCAACCTGTATTTGATATGAGGTCTCCACTATCAGGTGCTATTAGAGCAATGGTAGGTACTGAGGCTTTTAGAAAAAGTTCTACTGAACATGATATAGCTGTTAATCCTTATGCTATGGAAGCAGTAAACTTCTCTCATGATTTACAAAAGATTGCAATCAATAACCAAAACGATAGAGATAATTTTAACTATGAAGAAGGTATCAAACAAGCCAATGCAAAAGAACTCGCAACACTTAAAGCTTCCTTGGCGGAGAAGAAACTTGACAAGGTTGCTGAAACCAAAGCAAAACTAGATGCTAAAGCTAATGCACCTAAAGTAGGTAATGCTAGTAATCCAGTTACTAGCCCACTTAAAGATACAGAAGGATTCGAGTTTACTTGGACTCCTAAGGGTACTGATGGTAAAATTAGTAATGAAGGATTACTTAATGATATAGCTGCTGAAAGGTCTACTGCACTTAAGAATAGAAACTTAGCTAATGATGAGAGATTATCTACAGATGAGCGTAGTATGTATATGTCTCAAGCTATAGCATCTGAGAAAGCATCTGCACAAAAAGCAGCCTTAGCTTATCAAGCTAGACAGTCTGTTAATGGTAAACTTATAGCTGATGGTTTTGATAGTGATGATTTAAAACAATTACCTAACATTAATAAAAAGGTAAGAGATTTAAAAGCACAGATTAGTGCTTTAGACTTAAACAAGAACATAGCTATATCATCAGGTGGTACTGGTGGTAGAGGACCTTCTTACAATCCTGCTAATGATGCACAGATTAAACCTTTAGTTAATAAGCTTAAGTATTTAGAGAAGATAGCTAATGCTGATAGTAAACACATGGAAAGTTGGTTTAAAGATAATCAAGATAAGACTAGCTTTAAAGTTAAGGGAGCAGGTGTTGATGTTAAACAACAGAAGCTAGTAATGGATGAGATTAAAAAGAATCCTGAATTATATAAACCTTTAGACCTACTTGGGGGTAAGACTCCTAAAGTTAATTGGGGTGAAGCTTTAGGTGATGTTGAAATCTCAACTATCAATCCACCTATGAGTGGAATACCTGCATCCATTACAGTTAAACAAAAGACTACAGGAGAGTTATATGTAGTACCTATTACAGGTAACTTACAGAAAACACTAGCTACTCAATTAGCTAACTCTAAGAATCCTGAGAAATCAAGAGTAGGTAGATTAATTAAAGATAGTGCTATCTCTCAAGCTATAGCTGAAGTTGATGATAGAATAATTAACTTTGAAGCACAAGGTGGACAACCACAAGGTTATACTCAACTACCTGAGGTCACACTTAATAATGGAGCAAGGTTTGCACCACAGTTGATTATTACACCATCTAAGAACTTAGCTAATACTGCAAGTGGTAACTTAGGTGTATACAATGCTAAGATTACAACACCTAATGGTGGAACAGTGGTAGTTCCTAACTCAGCTAATACTAAAGATGCAACAGGTAACTTTGCAAGTGTAGAAGATGCAGTTAGAAATGCCTTTAAAACATTTGAAGTTCAACCATAATAACTAACAAAAATTGAGGTATTTACATAAAATACTTTAATTTTGTTAAATGGGAAAACAACACATCTTAGATTTACTAGAGGGAGATAATACTCCCCCTAGTAATCCTCTTAAGCCAATCTCACAGGCTAATCCTTACGGTTCAAAACAATTTCTTGACTCACAGAAAGTAGGCAGTTCTGTAGCTGAAGCACGTTCAGGCAAAAAAGCTAAGGACTATATTGCATACATACCCCAAGTAGATATTGATAATCCTAATCTAGATGCTATTAGAGCAACTAACCAAACAGGTGCAGAGCAGTTTGGTAATAGTCTTGCACAATTTGGTACAGGAGTAGCAGGAGGGTTTATTACTTCTTTAGGAACAAGCTTGGATATTGACCAATCTATAGGGACTATTAAAGGTGTTCAACAAGAGTTTGGTAATGCTGTAACAGAGTTTGGTAAGACTCTTATGGAGAATGCCAAAGAAGATAATCCCATATATCAAACAGAACAAGGTGAGGTTAACCCAGGAGATAGTGGATGGTGGGCACAGATGTTTGCTGATACAGGTTTATCAGCAGGTATTATGGCTTACTCTGCATTAGAGACTATAGCTATAGGTGCTGCAACAGCAGGTATAGGTGAAGCTGCTGAGGCTGCTTTGATGTCTAAAAGAGTACAAACATTCAAGAATATGTTAGGTGGTATTACCGAATCAGGTAACCTAGCATCTAAGATGAGAAGAAATGCTACAGCCTTTGGTGTCTTCAATAGACACAATGAGGGTATGATGGAAGCTGCTGATTCATTTGAAACTACATATAAAGATTTATTAGATAAGAAAGTTCCTGAGGAACAAGCTAAAGAAGCTGCTGCTAAGGCGGCACAAGATACCTATCTTGGTAATTTACCATTAATGGCTTTAGACATACTACAGTTTAGAGCAATGACATTCAACCCTATATCAGGTGGTGCTAATGGTGGTATAGTTGAAAGTGTATTAAGTGGGATTAAGAATCCTAAAGTTGCACAAGGTATTGGTCACACTTTTGGTATGCTATCAGAAGGTGGTGAGGAATATTGGCAAGCTTTAGTACAAGATGAATCTAAACACAGTGCTGATGTATTAGCAGGTAGAGATGATAAATCTAGTTTTGGTGAGAGATTCTCAGAGTTCAATAGAAAAGGTGATACTTGGAATGCAACTATCTCAGGTATCTTTGGTGGTGCAATCTTAGGTGGTATATCTCATGGTATAGGTAAAGCTACTGAAAGTAGAAACACTAAAGAATTAAACAAGAATTATGATGACTTCATTAAATCTTCTACAGGTATTGGAGTAGAAATGGCTGATGACATCAGAGCCGCTGAAGAAACTGGTGATGAGGTTCATGCTAATAATCTAAGAAGAAAGATGGGTGTTACTAAAGCACTGCAAGCTGTACACTTAGATAATATGAAGGATGATAGTAAAGCCTTTGATTCTTATACTGGTTATTTGAATGATGTTCTTGGTGCTGTACAATCTAATGATACTGATTTCCTTAAAGAGAATGGTCTTGAAGGTAGTGAAGACTTTATAGCTAGTAATTTCCCTAGCTTTATAGCTGATGCTAGAGAGATACAATCTATCTATGATACAGTTAAAGTGAATAATGCAAGAGAGGCTGTACCTAATATAGTGTTCAGACAGTATGCTTTAAACAATCTTAATAATGAGAAGGTTTCTGTTGACCAAAAGATAGGAGACTTACAAGCACAGATGCCTGACTTAAGTAATATCTCAAATCCAGGCAAGGAGATTAATGACTTACAAGTATTCCAATCATTAGCCAATTCAAAATTAAAGTTTCTTAATTCTCAACTTAAAAGTGAAAAACTTACTCAAGTTCAGAAAGATGGATTAACTGCACAAGTTGAAGACCTAAATGCTAGACTTACTGAAGCTGAGGAACAATTAGCTATACAAAAAGAGATAGCTAGTAACTTGTCCCCTAGACAACAGATACTAGATAATGAAGTTCTTAAGTCTGTTAACCTTAATGCTCAACTTAAAAAGTTAACAGCACAGAAGATTGATATTGAGTCTGAGATTACTAAGACTAGAAAAGAGATGAATACTTGGTCTGACCCTGTATTCCAAAAGAAGAATGCACAAGAAAGATTATATCAAGTAATAGAAGATGTAGATAATCTATCTGACTTAAATAACTTTGAGGCTAGTACTATACAACAAGGTCTAGCTACTGATGATATTAATAGAAGAATACAAGCTAAGAGAAAAGAACTTAATGCTCAAGATGAAGCTACTAGATTAAAGAATACTCCATCAGTAACAGCTACACCCCAAGCAGGTACAGCACCTATTAATAATATCTTAGGTGCTACAACTGAAGTAGAGGAAGAAGAACAGCCTGCTGCGGGTACAGGTTTATTTGGTAATGTATTACCTGCTGATGAAGAACCTGCTAATGCACCTGTAGTTAAACCTACAATTAATCCAATTAGGTCTCAGTTAGGTGCTACTATAGTATCTAATGATGTAGCTGATTTATTTGGTAGTCCTATTGCAGAAACAGACCCTAGGAAGAAAGCTTTATCAGAGTTACCTTATAGTATGACTGAGGATGCAGTTATGGTAGATAATATTCCTAGATTGAAATCTGATGTAGATAGAATAAATGCAGAGTTTGATGCTAAGGAAGTAAAACCATTAGATAACTCAGAAGTGTCATCTAAGGCTACTGTAGTTGAAGATGAGGGCTTCTCATGGTTTGACCCTTCAGTACTTAATGATAACTTATCAGATGAACAAAAGGAAAATGTAAGACAGAAAATATCTGACTACTATACTTCTATGGCAGCAGAGTTAGGTAGAAAGCCTAGCTTCAAAGAGTTAGTAGAAGACTTAATGTTACATACATCTCCTGAGCAAGTAGAGAAACAATTTAATGCAATTAGATTAGGATGGGAGTTAAATAACTATGCGAACACTAATTTCAATCAAGTATATAATGAACTCTTTGGCACACGTAAGTCAAAGGCTAAAGACTTCTTTGATTACATCGAAGAAAGTAAAATAACAGAACAAGAACTTAAAGAAGAACAACAAGTTCTTACTGAGAAAATAGAACAAGAGCAAGCTGCTCCATTACAAATTGAGGAAACTGAAACAGGTCAGAAAGTTTATAAGCACTTACAACCATTTAAAACTGTCGAGAGTACTTTAAAGTTCGCTCACCTGTCAGTTCCTTATGAAAGATTCTTTAACGAGAATGAGCAAGGTGAGATTGAGATAGACTACAGATATACTTCTGATAGTTTAAACCAAGGTCAGTATGTAGATAGCAAGGAGTTAATGAATCCTAATCTATATCAGCCTGGGACTAAGCTAGATGTTAAAGTACCTACTGAATCAAATGATATGTTAGTTGCTCAATGGTCTGAGGACTATGAGAAGAGAGACTCTATATCATTTAGTAAGTGGGCTGTAGGTAAAGATAAAAACTCAGATGAGTATGTAGGTAAAGTGCCTATGATTATATATAACTCTGAAGGTAAAGGTGTAGCTTTTGTACATGATGTTGATTGGTATAACCCAACCAATGTAGGTTATGGTGAAAAACCTGGACAGCAAAAACAACTTATTGAGCAATCAAGAAAAGAGTTGTTAGAGTTTAGAAGAGGTGTATTAGAGAATGGTTCTAGTTCAATTACAGTTACAGAGAAGAGACCTGGGACTATGATTACTATTCCTATGAATCAGCCTACTATAACTGTAGCACAAGCTAACCCTCAAGCATTACTTGGTTATACTAACTCTAATGGTAACTTAGTTACTAATGAGGGTATAATTAACTTTGAAGACTTAGTTAATGCTCAAGACTTAAGTATAGGTCATAGATATGATGCTAGACAAGTAGGTTTAGTTGATGGTAGAAAACAATATGTAGCTTCTAAAGTTATGTATGAATACATAGATGGTGAAGCTAAGTCTAGTATTGTTATGGCTATCAAGACTTATATGGCTCAACTAGATACCAAAGAAGAGTTTGCTAAGGCTTCTGAGATTAAAGTTATAAGAGATAGTATCAAAAACCAAACTAATTTAGATTTATTTGACCAAGCTGACTTACAAACTTATCTAGGTAACTTCATCCAAGTATTCAATTCAAATGCTAAGACTAACAAAGGTATAGCTGATGATATAAACTCAAGAGAGGGTGTGCCTGATGGTACTCCATTCTTATCTATATCAGAAGGTAGAGTTGTTATGGGTCTGAAAAATGGTAAGCTTAATCCTAAGGATGAAAGTAATGGCTTTGCTTTGTATTTACACCCTCAAAACTTAACTAAGAGTAATAGTGCATTGTTAGCTAACATAGCTGCTACTAACTTAGCTAGAATATTCAGAGGACAGAGTATAGGTAATGGTCAGTTTGTTGATGACTACTTAGGTAAGATGAAACAGAACATGACCTCTAAGCAATTAGAAACTAATCCTAATGTAGCTACTATTGGTTTAGATAACAAGGTAACTCCTGTTGGAGATTATAGTACATACTTAAAAGGTAAGCTTAAGACTAATGTTAAGTCATTTGATTTAGGTGATGGAAACTATGCCACATTTGTACAACCTGTAATTCACTACAGTTATTCGGGTCAATCTACTTCTTTAGGGAACAACATCGAAACTGAGCCTAGTCCTAGGGAAGTTGCAAAAGAAATTGCAAAGTCTATTACTAAAAACATAGATACAACTGCATCTACTATTGCTGCTATCCAAGCAGATATGGAAAACTTTGAGAACTTAGGTTTAACTCCTGAGGCTATGCAAGCTTTAAGAGAACTAGGTGGTGCTAAGTTTGACCCTGACTATGCTAAGTTAACTGATGATATAGTACAATCTATTAAAGTTAAATTAACTAAGGTAGAAGACTTAAATATTGTAGATAGGAATACAGTAGTTCAATTCATTGCTAATGAAGTAATGAATAAGATTGACCCAGTTAAAAGAACTACATTAAATAAGAAAGATTTAGAAGCTGACATTAGAAAAACTTTTGGTGATATTATTTCCCCTAAAGTAGCAGTAGTAGATAGACAGCTTGCCAACCTTAATAAGTTATATGAAACTGGTAACTATCCTGCCCTAAAAGAGGTGATAGACCAATTCAATAACCTAAGAGGCAATGCAGAAGTATTAAAGAAAAACTGGAATTTCTTAATCAATGAAGCTTTTGAAGACTACATTAGTAAGTTCACTGGTATATCTATTACTATGTCAAGAGACCAAAAGACTGTTGATATAGAGGTTAAAGATGAAGAGGAGGTAGCTGAGATTAATGAACAAGAAGATGGTCAAGATACTGATGAGGCTATAGTAATAGATGCTGCTGACCAAAGAGAAAAAGACTATACTCGTGAATCTGTTGAAGATAACGGTAAACAGTCTGCATCTTACTTACTTAAAAGATTCTTATCTCAAATACCTAACTATGATACTAATGGTAGTACTAAGAAGGGTTACATGGGATTAACTACATACCCAGGCTTTGATTACTACTATACTCTTATAGGTTCTATCTTATCATCACCTAATCAAGTAGACTCTAACTTTGATGCAATGATGGATAGATTAGAACAACATGCTGAGACTAAGAGATGGGTTAAAGATGTTGTTGATAAGATGAAAGCTTCTGATGAACAGATGAAGAATACTTTCATGTATAACTTTAACAGAGAGACTTTATCTATGAAGTTTGTTATGACCTCATTCAATAAGAAGACAGAGTCTTATAAACTTAAAGTATATGATACTAATGCTAATGAAGTACTAAGAGTTATTCAATCTCAATGGAGAGAGAACTTTAAACAATCACCTTTAGTTATGGTTAATGGTGATAACTATGGTATAAATAAGGTAACTGCTCAAGAGATGTTAGACCAATTTAACAACTGGGTTACATCCAAACAACTACCTGCTGAGGTAGAAGCACAAAAATGGTTAGAGAAGTTTGGCATCTCTGTAGCTACCGATACTGTTAGTGATTTAATTAAGAATGGTGTATATGTAAATGAAGGTACTAAACCAGTTAAGTTTCCTTATAACAAGATGTTTACTAAGTCTGCTGATACAGCAGGAGTGTTTGGTGCATTAGCTAGGAAGCTAGAGTTAATGGTAGCGGCTACTGATACAGATTTTGTAGAGAATGATTCTATTAGTCCATTTGAAAATACAACTGGCTCACTTGGTAAACTTGCCAATATAGAGTCTAAATATTCTTTAAATGTGACCACAAATTCTTTCAGAGATGGAACAAAATCTATTTATGGATATACTCCATCAAAATTTGCTACAAGCTTCTTAAATCAGCTTAAAACAGATTCCCAAATATTAGAAAATAAAAAGCAAATTGCTTTCGACCAAAATAGTTATCTGATTGATTTACTTCAATCTGATGAAGACTTTGCAGCTAAGTTTAATATAGACCATTTAGGCATCAATGCTTTTAAAGAATTAGGTAAGAAGTTATATGCAGATAATGAAATACAAGGTTTAGCTGATGCTGACCATGAGGCTACTAAGTTAGGTATGTTTCAGGATAAGCAACAGGGTGAAGTTAAATCCAAATCAGTAATAGTAGATGGTATTAAACATGAACTTCCTTTTAGAATGGCACGTATGTTTTTCCCAACTATGTCAGATAAGAAAGCCATGCTTAGTATCTCTACTGCTGTATTGGAACTTAAAGCTAAACACCTAGAGTTTGTTGATGGTAGAACTATTATCTCACCTGAGATTAAATCATTCTTGTCTAGTCAGTTAATCGAGCCTGAGTTAAAAAGAATACTTGCACATCATAAGAGAGCAAAAGAATTAGGTCTTCATCCTAATCAAGTTAATAATCAAAAAGGTTATAACTTAGGGGCGCAGATATTTACTATGATACCTGCAATGAATAATCTAATGTACACTAAATCTAATGGTGAACAAGAGAGACTTATAGAGTATGTAGCTAACAATGCACAAGCTATAACTCCTGAGGTATACTCTAATATCTTAGGTGCTATTAGAGAAGATAGTAATCTACTATTAGACAATATGTTTAACCAACTTGTAGAAGATAAGTTAGCTGTGTGGGAATCTAATGGTTACTTTACTAAGAATCAAGTTAATCAAATAACAGGAGTTAAGTTCTTAGATAATGCATATCTTAATAGTAAGCAGGGTACATTAGAAGACAAACTCAGAATAGGTGCATTTGATTATGTTATTAACTCTGCTCTAACTAATGCTAATATGCATATGTTAGTTGTAGGGGATGTTGCTAACTACTCCCAAGATAAAGCTTTCAAGAATGGTTTTGAGAAAGACTTTGATGGTAATGTATTACCTTACAAGCCTACTAACAATAGTAGATACTCAACTATTATGTCTGACATCATAGGTGTTAACTTAGGCAAACGCCTAGCTTTACTTATAGCCCCAGGTGCAACTATTGCTCAATCTAAGAATGATAGGTATGTGCAGTTGTTTATCAAGGATAGGGTATCAGTATCTAGTAATATAGAATACTTAGTAGAATTATATAATGGTAGAGAAGCTTTAAGAGATGCTCAAGCTGATATAGATTTAGCTAAAGCAGGTGATGAAAAAGCTAGAAGAGGTTTGATGAAGAAGTTTCCTCAATTAGATGCTTACTTTGATATTGAATCTACAGATGCTCAAGAGTATACTACTACTAAAGAACATTTAGATATTCAGTTTAGACAAGGTAGAATATCTGTAGAGGAATACAATGACTTTACTAAGAGAATAAACAATCAGAAAGAGTCTGAAAGAAAAGGTCAGATGATTAATGCAGAAGATTACTTATCTGATGCTGAACTTAAGATGATATTCCAACCTATTAAACCAGTATATACAGGTCAGATTAATGATGTGACTAATGGTAATAGTAGAATGATGTACATCAAATCATCTTCGTTTCCTTTGATACCTCAATTAACTAAAGCTTTTCCTGCCCTTGATGGTCTTAGGAGAAAGATGGAAGAAATTGAAACTTTGTATGGTAGAAATGTTAGAGCATCTTATGATACTGCTAATAAGGTTGGTGCTGTATTAGATAAAAACCAATTAGACATTTGGGATGCTCAAGGTAACTTTAGAGAAGACTCTATTAACCCACAAGATATTGTGGATAAACTTAATAGTGGAGATGATACTTCAGCCTTAGTATTAGATAGACAATTCTTTAGAATACAACAGGATGTACCATTCAAGTCTACTAAGCATGACCACATTGATAATGTTACTGTAGGTACACAGATGATGAAGTTAATGTTTGGTGATGGTGTATCTAATATTACTGAGAAGATATTTACTTTTAATGGTCAGCCTATTAGTGGTAAAGCATTACACTCTCATTATAATAAATCATTTGAAGGTTGGATTAACAATGAAAAATCTAAACTATATGAAAGCTTAGGTATAGATGAGTCTACTGGTAAGCCTGTAGATAAAGTTAAGACTGTACAGAAGTTACAAAACATGCTACAGTTAGAGGCTAAGAAAAGAGGTTTCCCTAAACAAGATATAGAAGCCCTAGAGTTAGATATAGACTCTGATGCAACTAATCCTCAGTTCACTATACCTTTGTGGTTGTCTCCTAACAGTAACAGATATGAGGCACTACTAAATGCTATCGTAACTAACAGATTATTAAACCTTAAACTGCCAGGAGCATCATTTGTTGCAGGTTCAGAAGAGGGATTTAAGTTTTCTGAAGATATTAACTCTGTAGACCAATCTAAAGTAATCTTTACTAATGGTTGGGTAGGGGAACTTAAGGGTACTAGGAATGAAGATGGTACTTTCAAGACTGCTCAAGTGTTAATGCCATCTAAGTTCAGAGATAGTAATGGTAAACTATTAGACTTATTTAAACAAGAGAATGGTGAGTATGTATATGTAACTCAGAAAGATAATGGTACATATATGTTAAATCAGAATATGATTGATAGTGAATTACTAAGTAATCCTTCCTTCCGTATTCCAACATCTTCACATGTGTCTCTATCTCAAATAGAAATAGTAGGTATACTACCAACAGAGGTTGGAGATTTAATGATAGTACCTAAGAACTTTACCAAACAAAAAGGTCTTGACTTTGATGTGGATAAAGAGAACATGTATATGTTACACCATATTGTTGATTCTAATGGTAAATTAATTAGACTAGAGGATAACGAAGATGGTATCACCGTTGATAATATAGATGAAGCCGTAACTGAATTACAAGAGTTAATTGAATTACAGAGACCTATTATTGAACAAAATGCTGATATTAAGAAACAAATCAGAGAGTATGAGAATGAAATAGCTGTATTAGAAGAGATGGATTTCCCATCTAAGGATGCTAAGAGATTTATTAAACAACTTAAAGAAGAGGTTAACTATAATGTAACTGCTAAAGACTTTAAGGATATGGTTAAGTTACTTAAGGATTATAAAGACCTTAAGACTCAACTATATCAGAATGAGATTATCAAAGCATACTCTTCTGTATTATCATCAAGTGATGATAGAATACAAAGAAAGATTAATAAAGTACTATCTACAGACTTTGCTGAAGAGCAAGCTAACTTAATTAGTGGTCTTACTAATCTTGAGGTTGATAGCTCTAACTTCACTATCTTATCTGATGAGTATCAGAAACAAAAGATGGGACTAGGTGCAGCAGGTAAATTAGGTATTGGAGTTTACTCTAATGCAGTTGTATTACATTCATTAATACAACAATCTACTGGTATCAGTTTAATGGAAAAAGTAGAAGTTGAAACACCTGATGGACCTAAATCTATATGGCAACCATATACTTTGAACTTAGGTGGTATTATATCTAATGGTAAACTAGGTAGAGAAGAAACTTTAGATGGAGATAGACGTTTAACTGATGTACTTGCTGAGAGACAAAATACTGCAACAGATAATGAGAAGTTACAGATTATGGGTAAGGCTCACATCAATGAGTTAACTATTAATGTTGACACCATTCTTTCACTCTTAGGGTATGATAAAAGTAAAGAAGCTGTTAATATTAACGGCATTAATACTAAGATGTCTATTCCTTACTTACTATTATCTCAACCAATTATTAAAGATTGGGTTGCTTTAACCCGTAATACTAAATCTAATTTAGCAGGGTATAATCCTAATGCAGCTTCAGAGGTAGAAGCTAAGTTATGGGAGAAGTATAATTTCAAAGAGTTAAACAAAGAATTTGAAAACTATGATGAGAATTTAGTTACACTTATCTCAGAACTAACTGCACAGAAACTAGTAGATAATATACTTGAGAATGGTAATGACTCTGAGTCACAGTTTGCTGTCTTAGAATTATTTAAACAATTACAAGCTTATGGAGAAGACATCACAGGTCTACAATCTAAATTGAATATACAACGTTCAGGTCTAGGTAAATCCACTTATGAGATGTTATCTAAGTATGATAATGTTAAATCATTAGCTTATAATCCTAGGATTAGTAATATAGCAAACTTAGTAGGTGAGTATTTAATCAATGATGATTATAACCCTGATGACAGACAACAATTAGTTGAAGAGGGTTATACTATATTTGATGATGATAAATTCTCAGCACCATTTGCAGTTAAGCCTAATACAGTTACAGGTAGTCTTGTAGTACAAGCTGCTAAATCAGGTTATGAATTATGGAATGATTACTTCCCACATAACAATGGTAGCTTGAAACAAGTTATGACTGAGATTATGGAGACTATGTCTAGTGAGGAGTTAAGTGAATCTAAGAAACTTAAAACTCAACATGAAGTATTTGCTGAGTTAAAGAAATACTTATACTCATCAGGTCAACTAGGTATCTTTAAAGGTAATCCTCAAGCAGAGAGATTTAGATTATTCTTTGATAAAGAGGGTAATCAATCTTTGGCTAGTTACTTATCAGCTTTCTTAAGGTCAGACCATGCTAATAAAGACTTTCTAACTAATAATAAATTAATTAGTGGTTTCACTTTTGGTTTAGAGCAAGGTAAGTTACCATCTTTAGTTAAATATAACAATGCTAGAGGTGAGGACTTTAATGAAGAGTATAAGTACTTAGCTTTAGTTGAGTTAATGGATAAGAACTTACCAATAGCTGACTATAACGGTCAACCCTATACTACTAGAATGTTAGCTAAAGATTTAATTACTTATAGCTTTATCCAAGGTGGAGTACAAGAAGCTATTGAGTTTGTTAAATATATACCAGTAGCTTATCTTAAACAGATGGGGTTTGCTGATGTAACTCAAGCTTGGCAGAAGTCAGCTATAGGTCAATTCAGAGTTGATATATGGCATCAAATGTTAGGAGTTAAGTCAGAAGACTCACCTATACCAACTCCATCAAGATTTGTTGCTCAATACTTCCAAAACAATCCTGCTAAGTTACCTAAGTTGACTACAGAGGATATGGATAGTAATAGCTTAATTTATGGTAAGGAAAAAACTTTAGAAGACCTTCAATCATTTAAGATTAAAGACCCTAAAGACATTAGACCTATGGTAGCTATATATAATACTAAAGTACCTAAAGGTTTCTCTAAGTTACAGATATATACTTGGAATGGTAAACAGTATAATAGAACAGCTAACTTAGGTGTGTTTGGTATGGCTGAGTATTCAGTTAGAGATAATAATGTTGAGCCATTAATTGATGCTAAGTATGTAGTACCAACTGATGTTGCACCTGCTATACAGAATAATCCTATTCCGTTAGGGCAAAGTGACGTATTTGATTTAGCTAAGGGTAGTCTTACTAATAGTTTAGGTATGATGGTAGACAATGCTGACCATTACTATCCTGGGATTTCAGAGGTAGCTAAAGCATTAACTCCTTATATAAACAATAACACTAAACTCGAAATAGGTATAGTTAATGGTGGAAAATCAAGAGGTGTTTTCTTAGGGAACACAATCACTATAGATAAGGGCTACCTTTCAAATCCTAAGGTTTCTAATGAAATGGTGGCTAGGACATTGTTGCATGAAACTACCCATTCGTTAGTGTCACCAGTGCTTAATGAGTATTTCAACTCTAATGGTTCTATCATTAAGCCGTTGTCCCCTAACGTAGAGAGATTATCCCGACTCTTCTCTGAAGTTCAGACTAAGCTTGGACCTCAACTAGAAGAGTTTAAACAATGGTATGCTACTAACCCAGGTACAGTTAGAACCGAAGCTGATAGAATACTATATGCAGGTATGGATATACATGAGTTTACTACCATGATTATGTCAGAACCTGCACTGCAAAAACTATTAGCTGATACACCTAGCAGTACAGCAGGTAAGAGTTTACTACAACAGTTTGTAGATACTTTGAAAAGAGTATTATCAGAGTTAGGTTTAAACTTTAAAGAAGATAGTATTACAGCACAAGCTATGGATGCAGTCTTCTCAATTATTCAAGATGAAGTTCAAAAACCTGCCGTAACTACAAATCCTTTTAGTAATTTTGGAATAATGGAATCATCTGAGGATGAAAATCTTGGCAAATTACTAGATGATGAAGATGCTAAAGATAACTCAAAAGATGAAACAGGGTTCTTAGACCCTAACACTATAGACAATAGTGAAGTAACAGAGGAAGATTGTATATTCTAAACTAAAGATAATGGCTAAGAGTTGTGGTAATATTACCAATAACTTTGCAAAAACAAATGCAAAGAATGAATTAGTTAAAGTAGGGGCTATTGATGTATATAATAATATACTAGATGAGTCTCTACTTAGACAACAACAAAAAAGGTTTAGAGACCATGCTATTAATAAGTATGGATTCAGGGCAGACTTTATTGTTCAAGATGATGCTAACTTTAGTAAGATAGTATTCAACGTGGCAGCATTTAAAGCTGTTGATGTACTTAACAATAAAGATACTGTAGCACTAATTGATAATAAAACTCAAAGCTATATAACTCAAGCTAGACTTAATCAGCAACCAAGGTTTGAACCTGCATTTGATTCTATGTTTGATGCAAGTACAGCCCCTGCTGATAGAAGTGTGCCTACTCAAGGTTTAACTAGAATGGTTACTCTTAAGGAGTCCTTATTATCTAGGGCAAAGAGAAGACAAGTTATAGTTAGTACTGAACTAAGGAATAGTAAGGATAATGTAGCTGACTATAATAGATTATTTGCATTAAAACAAACTTTAGATACTAGGATAGCTAGCTTAGAGGATGAGATAATCCAACTTAATAGGATAGATACTAGAGCGCCTGAGATTATAGCACCATATATAGTTGGTGAACTAGATAGGCTTGCAGAGTTAACTAAATCTATTGACCCTGCTGACATCAAAGAAGCTAAGGATATTATCAAGTTCATTAGAGATATAGCTGAGTTTGATGCTCAGATTATAGAACAGAATCCATTAGGACATCCTCTATATCTTAAGGGTGAATTATATGATGCTGAGGGTAACTTCTTATTAACTGATGCTATGATACAGCCTTATAAAGATTGGGCTGAGATTGCTAAGCAGTATAATGATAAGTTAGCTATACAAGAGGTAAGACTTATAGAGAATACATTCAATGCCAATCAGAAGATACAACAGATGTTTGGCAAACAGTTTACCTACTCTGATATTATAGGTCAAGGTCTTAAGGATGCTTCATGGATTGACTCTATGGTTATGGATATAGCAGCAGGTATTACATCTCAAAATGGATTACTTGCACAAGTTATAAAAAATACTGTAGATAATAACTTTGAAAAACACTTTGCTTGGGCCAAAGAGATAGAAGAAAAGATTAATAATCTAACACCACAAGCTTCTGAAGAACTTAAAAAAATGGGGTATAGCCTCAATGGACTAGGTATATTAGGGGTGAATGGTGTTAGTTATGATTTGTTTAAACAGATTATACCTAATACTAATAATCAATCTAGTGGTAATATAGTACACAAGTACTCATACAAGTGGTTTGAGAATAGGTCTGAGATGAGTAACTTCTTTCAGAAACAGATGGATAACATACATGTACTATATGCTAATGCAGATGATAGAAGAAATGCTTATCAAAATGCTATAGCTAATAGAAATAACTGGTATGCTAAGAATACTAAGTCTTTAGACCCATCATTATTATCTAGTATAATCAATGACCCTGAGTTTGCAAGCTTATTAGAAAACTTCAGTACAGATACAGCAGCTATAGAAGCACATGAGAATGAACTTAAAGCTATAGTTGGTGAAGACCACTTGAATAAGGTAGTAGATGCTCAGAAGATTAAGTTAAGGCAATACTTATCTCAAAAGGAGATTGTACTACAAGATTTATTTGCTGAGGATGCCGTAACAGATGTGGCTAATCTTACTGCCTTAGGGAAAAGAAAGCTAGATATATGGGAAGCAGAACATAATCCTTTCTTAGGTATTACTTATAGAACATCAGGTCAACCTTTCTTTGTAGGTACTTATGCCTATCATTCTAAGTTTGAGTTCAATGAGTATGTACCTAATAAAGCTGATTACTATGATGCCAACTATGCTAAAATAGAAGCTAACCCTAAACTTAAGGAGTTCTATGATGCAGTGTATGAGGCTACATCAGGTATGAAACAAAGGTTTTCTTTTGATGTTCAACAGAAAATATCGGCTACTTCTATACCTTTCTTACAGAAAAGTATTATTGAGATATTAACTGATAAAGACTTGACTTTTCATCAGGCTATATCTAAGATATTCAGAGAGATTATTGATAAGATACAGAGTATGTTTACTATCAATAAAGAAGACCAATTCTCTTATGCTAAGACTGACCCTAATACAGGTATACCTAACTATCAAGTTAGTGACCAATTTATTAGTCAGAACTTAGATAAGATTAATGAGAAGTTCTTTATTAATAGTGTAATAGTATCAGGTCAAATAGGTCTTAAGAAGATTACTAGATTTACAGGTCTTAATCAGGCTAAGATGGACGATGGTTTCATAGCCGAGTTCACTCAACAGTATCTAGGTAGAAGACTAACAAGAGAAGACCTAGTAAAAGAGTTTGGTCAGGTTATACCATTAGGTAAGATTATATATAGAAATGCTCAACATGAGATAGCTAAAGAAAAATCATTTGATTTACCTAAAGTTATTAAGTTATACTCACACCTAGCAGCCCAGTATTCAGCTAGACAAGAGATGTTACCTCTTGTTGAGATGATGAAGCAGAACTATCAGCAGATTAAAGATGAGAAGACTAATAATATTGGTGAAGCTATCTTAAACTATACAGGTTTAAATAAAGAAACTGGTAACAAAGATGGTGCTAAAAGATTAGGTGGACTAAGAGATAACGCTAACAAACAAGTGGAAAATTGGTTTGAGAGAGTTGTGCTTGGTAATTTTGGTCTTAGGAAACAGTATGGTGTTATTAAGGGTACTAAGTATGTTGACCAAAAATATCTTACTACTAAAGAAAGAGAGACTAAGTCTCAAGCAGAGGATGCTATAGAAGCCTTAGTTGGTAGAGATGAAAATGGTAAACTTAACTCTCCCGCAGGATTAAGTGAAGAGTCTTTAGCTAAGTACAAAAGACTTCAGAAGATTATTGATGACTTAGGTTCAGAGAGGGCAGCTTCAGCAGCAGTTGATAGTATACTTAATTTCATTAGATTTAAAGGTCTTGGGTTTAACATCTCATCAGGTATCAATAACTTTATCGAAGGTCAGATAGCTAACTCTATTACTGCATCTTCAGGTAACTATTTCTCCCCTGAATTTATACATACAGTATCTCCATCAGATATGATTGCAGGTGACTTGATTAAACAAGCTACTCCACAATTAGTACCTGAGGCTGTAGCTAAAGCTGAGTTCTTAGCTTCTGCTTCTGATGTATTACAGGATAATACCAATGAGTTACAGAAAGCTTCAACTAAAACTGCATTCTCTGCCCTAAGGAGATTGAATCCTTACTATATGACTGCTAAAGGTGAGCAGTATAATCAGATACCTCTTATGGTTGCCACTCTAAAAGCCGAACCTATTACTGCAATAGATGGTACTGTTTCAAATGTGTGGGATGCCCTAGAAGGAGAATATTTGCCTGACTCAAAACAATGGACTGTCAAAGTAAGAGAAGCTTTCAGAACCGAGGAAAACATCAAAGGATGGGAAAATTATGATGCCGATAACTACTTCAACTGGAAATCTAAGATTAAATCTGTAATTGCCAATACACATGGTGACTTTTCTAATACAGGTGGTATGATGGCTAAGTCTTTCCAAGCAGGACAAGCAGCTATGATGTTTAAGACTTGGTTACCTAGAGAGTTCTATAAGAGATTTGCAGTGGAGCAAGATGATATTACTACAGGACTTAAAGGTTTCAAAGGTAGATGGAGAAGTCAGACAGCAACTACCGCAGCTATTACTGGTGGTATCATGGGTAGTTACTTTATGGGTCCAATAGGAGGTATAGCAGCAGCATCTGTAGGTGTAGTATTAGGTAGAATGTATGGTGCTAACTCTAACTTAACTTTAGTACAAGAGTTAGCTTTAGTTAACAAGATGTTATTTAAGAAAATGATAGGTATGCCTATTAATGTCTTAGGTAGTTTGATAGGTAGAAAACAAGTTATCAATACTCAAATATCAAACGATAGATATAAGAGTATGGGTAGTGCTACCTTTACACAACAAGACTTTAATAACTTTAGGGCTAATCTACAAGAGATGTCTATAATGCTATCATTCTTTGCTATGTTACTACTAACAAAAGCATTCCTATGGGATGATGATGATGAGACTGAAGACCCTAGAAGAATGGCACACAACTTGTTAGCTAATAGATTTATGTCATTAGCAGGGTCAGGTATGATGTATGCTAATGCAACTGACTTACAGAAGAATCTTAATCTACCCTTATTCAAGTTCTTAGGAGATGTAGGTAAGGTAGTAGCAGATGCATCACAAGCTATAGCAGGTAATGATATATTAATGTCAGGTTCTAATGCAGGTGAATCTAGGACTATGAATCAGATGCAGAAAACTTTCTTACCTGGGATATTTCAAAACCCTCTTACAGGTGGATTTGCACCCCAAATGGAAAGACAATTTGTACCATCAGAATATGATAGTTATTTCTTTGGTGAGGAGAAAAGTGCTAAGAATGAGATTAAGAGAGATAAAGCCTCAAGAAAGCAAGAACTCATTGATGCAGGAGAACTTACAGATGATGAAATCAAGAAGATTATTAATAAGGAATACCCAAGAAGGGCTAAAGGTCAGACCTATACTGAACTACTGGAACAGATAGAGGCAACTGAGAAAGAGGATGATGAAGTAGAGCAATAGTACCTCTTGGTAAGAGAAATTTTTTAGAAAGCCTGAGGTTTAATCAGGCTTTCTATTTTAGTTTAATTCTCTTACTTTGTTAAACAATTTCCTTATCTGTATCTCTTGTTGTACATCTGAGATATAACCTGAATCAAGTATATACTCTAATGTCTTCTCAATTTCTACATTAAGGGTTAAATCTAAATCAACATCAACCCAATCTTCTCTAATAGAGTCATAGTTGTTATTGATTTCACCATCATTAAAAGCCTTGATGAATAGTGGTAAGGTTAATACTTTACCATATTGTTTAGCTAAAGGTATAAACTCATCATTAGGTAGGACATTAATATCTTTACCTACTGGAAATCTATCATTGGGTAATACGTATATCACCAACTCTTGTTGCTTATTCATCGTCTTTATCGTTTCTATGAAAGTAAGTTTTCTTCTTCCTACAGTATTTAGAGTATGCTACTAAAGCTATTAAAAATAGAATAGAAGCTATACTTACATAATCATCTGTAGGACACATGTAAGTATAGTCCATTGTGTCTTATTTTTTACTTAGTTCAAAATCAAAGTACTTCTTGAAGTATCTCTCATAAACTGCATTACCGTTATCATTAAGATTCTTCAAGCAAAAATTTAAACCATCTTTAGTAATAAACTTAAGATTAAGTTTTATACTGTTAAAATCTTCTAAACCTTGTTTATAAATTTTTTGGTCGGGATTAACATCAGCATCAACTACAAACTTATTAATCCTATCAGCTAACCACTGACCTTCGGGACTGTGGTCACTAAGATTCTTTAACATTACTTAAGCTTAAAAGTTTCTCTAAATAGATAATTACTTCATACTCACTATTAAAGCCAAGTCCTACAGCATTGTTGTTAAACTTATAACTCCAAGTGCTATTACTACCTGCCTTAAGTGATTTGTATGGAACATAGCCTTTCTTTTGAAGTATTGCTCTTCTCTGTACAAAGTCATTGTGTCTATCAATAACCTTCTGTTGTTTGACTGGATTCATCCTACTCCAATCATGTTGATTGTAACCGTACATATTATCTTAATTTATATAAAGTTTCATAAGCAAAACCACTTTCACCTAATATAGTACCTATATATAAACCATCATTAGGTATATCTTCATTATGTCTTACCCAACAAAATTTATGATTAACCTTCTCTGCTTGAGGTGAAGCTTCCATCACTAATTGCACTGAACCCTCAAAACTTACTAAACCAACTATCTTACAATTAGCAGGTAGTAGCACTGAAAAATTTTTATCTTTAGTACTAAGTAATGAATGATATAATCTCATAACTATAATATTTTAAAGGACAACCCTGCCCCAATGAAAAAATCTGTTTGTTGTACTTTGAATCCAAATCCATATCCACCTATTAGACCTATCCCTAATCTCTTAGGCTTAATGTTATTCTTTATACTAAAAGTCTTAACAACTGGGTCTTTACTATATGGATTAAGGTTAGTTACCTCTGAGAATGGTTGATACTTTCTACCGATACCAAGAAAACCAGTACCTTTAATAGGGTCTTCCCCTAGTACTAATTCATATTCATTCACAATATTGGCAGCTAAGGTACTGGAATCCCTGTTAGCGGTAATCTTTGCGTTTATCCATCTACCTAAATTAACAACTGCTTGATATTCGGGATAAACATATATGGTATCGACTTTCTTCCCTAAGAGAGAAGAAGTATCGGGTCTAAACTCAGACTCTTTTGGAGTTACTTTTGTGGTTGCTACAGTTTCGTTTATCTTAGTGGTAGAACCTATAATAGAAACAGACCCAGTACTACCGAGTCTGTCTTTATTCCTATCAACTACATCTTGTAATTGCCTATTAATACCTTTAAGATTCTTGATTTCAAGGAAACTCTTTGCACTACTAGCTTCAAGTCTTGCAATCTTACCAACAGCTTGACCCTTAGCATTAGTTGTAACTTCTAAGGTGTCGGTTAAGAATACTATTTGATTATCCCTCTCTACTATAGTCTCAGTCTTTTGTTTAAGTAACCAACCTAAAGCCCCTATTGTTATCAGTAATACTATCACTACTAGATACATTGTTTTCTCTAAAATCTTCATCTTATTTAGTTTTAAAATCTAAATGCTCCATCAGAACCATCTTTAGGGTCTAATACAGCACTCTCTACTATTGGTAGTAAATTTGCAGGTGAATAATTAATTGATTTTAAGCCTTTGCCATCTGTAGTTCTAAATACAATGAACTTATCTGCAACTTGCTTATAGTCAAATATGTCAGCTTCTTCAGGTGGTGTACCTTCAGGTAGTTCGGAAACATACTTAAGGATGGTAGCTTCAGCCTCTTCTTCAGTAGCACAACCTTTACTCATGTTTGAGCGTTGAACTTCGTCAGATAAAGCTTCCATAATATTTCCCATACCACAAGCTTTAACTGTTCCATTAACTACATAAAGCAAGTCAGCTAAACCATCAGCCACACCTACTAAATCTCCATCTGCCATAGCTTTTTGTAACTCATAGAGTTCTTCCTCAATCAGGTTAACTCTAAGTCTCTGACAAGCTTCAGTAGGTATTGTAGGAACATCATATTGCTCATGCTCCATCATGGTCATAAACTCACCTACTTCATTGATTTGTTTTATCATGTTTATAAAATTAAGTTAAAATATCTTTTTTAATCTTCTTTCTATGCCTGTAACTTTAGTGAGTTCTACATCTACTGTTACATAGATTAGACCATAGTATACATCAAGGCATTCTAAGACTTTTGAATACACGAAGTCTATATCTTCTTTAAAACCTGGCTCTTCCTCTAAATACTCGTACTCAACTTGAAAGTATTCAGCTAAGTCTAAGTCTAAGTTAGCTACCATGTTGAAGTATGCTCTAAGAATTTCTATCTTAACATCATCAACATCAAAGTTAGGTCTCATATCAATATAGTCCTCCCTAGTTATTGAGAAGTTCATACGCTTTTACATTTATTCTTTTTCTCTTAGGGGAGAAATTATTATCCTCTCCTAAATTAGGGTTGATGCTCTAACCAACGGTACAATACTTGCCTTAGCAATCTTATCACCATAATTTAATCGAGCAGGAAATTGAGTGCTATTATACAGTATAAGTGTAATCTCATCCTTATAAGATGACTCTACATAGTATGGAGATACAAGCATTACTATACCTACACTAAGGGCTAAACCTGGAGCAGATACAATTTGAAGTTTATATTGATTAGGGAAATCTGTAAAGCTTATCCCTGTACCTAATACAACTCTTTCAAAAGGTCTAAGTGTAATATAACCATTCTCTTTAGAATGTTCCATTACACTTTTATCTACCTTAACTCTACCTTTATATATGTCCTTAACTGTATTAAAGAATAAATCAAAACTATCTGTAGTCTCAACTTGATATTTAGGAGTTTGGACTCCTGCCCATGATTTTACTATTAATTCTGCCATTTTTACATTTTATCGGGACTCAAAGATAAAGATTACTTTTTTAAACCAGTAGATAATTCTGCCTTAATTGAGGCTTGAGGATTATAATCTTGTAAGAATAAATCTTCGAACTCAAACCCATCTATGAAAGCTTCTATATCAGGTCTATTTTCAAAAGCTGCTTCAGTATTCCAATGTAATTTAGGTAAGACTGTAGGTGTTCTCTTAAGTTGCTCTTCTACTGCATCCATGTGGTTATCATAGATGTGAACATCACCAAAGGTATGTACAAACTCCCCAGGAATCATGTTTAACAACTTAGCAAAGATATGTGTAAGTAATGCGTAACTTGCAATATTAAATGGAACACCTAATACTACATCAGCAGACCTTTGATAAAGTTGACAATCAAGGTAATACCTAGGTATATTATAATCATCCATTATCTTATGTTTTTGCTCTGTACTTGCACCTATAACCTCAAATTCAGCTCTCATAAAGATACTAATTCTCTCATTTAGGGTTAAAGGTCTACAATTAAATTGGAACATTGCATGACACCAATATAAAGCTAAATTAGTGTCGTTTACTGGGTCTATAGCTGTAATTATATGTCTACGTGATTCAGGATTATTCTTAAGAGAGTCAAAAACATTTGTAATTTGGTCAATACTTCCTCTGTGGTCTTCATCAGGAGTTTGCCAATCTCTCCATACTCTACCATACTGATAGCCACAATCCCCATAAATGTAGTCATCTAAGTTAGAACTTGTATTACCTAACTTAGTTAACCATACATTCATTGGCATAGGATGATATTTACCGTCTTCAGGAGTTAAACCTAACTCAGAAGCTACTACCTTAGTGTAATAGTTATAAGCATCTTCATTCCAAATGTTAACACCATTTTCAACTAAATATTTAATATTAGTATCACCCCTTAAAAACCAAATAAGTTCATGTACTACACCTTTCCAATATATCTTCTTAGTTGTAAGTAAGGGAAAACCTTCACTTAAATTATGCCTAAGTTGATAGCCAAATAGTGATAAAGTTCCTGGCATACCCTCTCTTGCAGCAGGTTTGTATGTACCTTTCTCCTTTATAGTTTGGAGTAACTCTAAGTATTGTCTCATTATTTTAAGATTTTAAATTTTTTATCTGACCATCTATACCCAAAAGCTGACTTCTGTTTACCATGTATTACACTACTAATACCTCCATTTGTATGAGGACTAGATGCACCTACCTCTCTAAGTGCTACTTGAGCATTAGGGAAACTCTTGATAAACATACCTGTTTTCTTATGGTATTGATATACTTCTTTACCTTGATTTGCTTTACCAAAGGGATTATTAACATAGACTACATCAGCAGTATCTAATGGATTATAGGCTATCTTATGTTGTCTCATCAGAGAATGAATATACTCAATCTTATTCCTAAGTTGTTCTTCAATCTCTGATAAGATAACAATTTTAGACAGACATAATCTACCAAAGGCACTACCATTCATAGCTATCTCAACCCCTGCCATAGTTTCAACTACGAATTTCTTATCTCTAACACCTATGTAAGTATACTCTAGGAAGTTTAAGTCTTCATCCATATAGTATAACTTAGTTCTCTTTGGTATATATGATGCTGTGAGTGACATATTACCCTGTTTTTAGATTAATTGCTGAATTAGTTAGAAATTCAAAGAACTCATCATAATACATATTAAATATATCTTGAATTTGTTCTTTGTATATTTTACTACCCCCACCATCATCTTGCCACATATCCTCTTCTCTATAGATACCCCAATTATGTTGTCTCTCAAATCTTTCAGGTAATTCGGCTACAAGTCTTTGATGTGCTAGTTCACTAGCTACTTCAATAGCATTGATTACGATTTCCATCTTGGATTATCTTTAAGTTTTTTAAGCATCTCTCTACTGACTACAACTTGTTTCTCTCTGTGAGTTTTTTGTTTAGTAACTACATTCTTGATTAACTTAGTCATAAACTCTATAGTGGCTCTGTCTATATTATCATTCTTAGTCCAAAAGAAACATGTTATTATATTCTCTGTTTCATTATAAGCTGAAGATATTTTAGGTATACCTATTAAAGTCTTATCAAGATTTTTAGTATAAGCTTTACGTACTATATCATCAAAATCATCCTCTACTAAGACTACATTAACTACTTTAGGTCCTTCCTTAAGTATTGCATACTTGTTAGTCTTAATAGTAAAATCATTAGAAAATAAAGTCATAGAATGCTTATATATTATTGATTTTGGTCTTGCCGTTATCGTTATCATACCTTAAATTGATTAATAATGTTAACACTTAAAAATATCTGTAGTTCAAAGCCTTGTTGCTTAAAGTTTAAATACTTACCATCTGTTTTAAATACAGATAAGGGTATGATAAAACTCTCATCTGTATCTGTAATCATTAGGAATATCTCTTTAAACTTAGTTGCAGTCTTGATGATAGTATCATTAAAACCATAGGCATTACCTGCTCTGAATAGATGTACAGATTGTTTTCTGATTATATTTAGTCTTTCTCTATCATAATCAAGGTCTCCTATCCTCCTAGATACATTTTCTGAAACTAGTTTGATATAAATGGAGTGACCTTTCATGTAAAGCTTGTTGCCAACTCCATCTTGTACCATTACTTTATGATGTCAAGTGTCCTAAGAACTAGTGCTATACCTTCAATGAAGTCAGTCATAGTACCACTATTATCAATGCAAGCATAAAAACCATTCCAATCATTGAGGTCATTCTCTGAAGCATGTGTACCTTTGGTTACTCTATCATTGTTAATAAGTAGACAGATACCACCTCTTGAGTTGATTGCTTGACCTTCATTTTTGAAACGTAGGTCAGGAATAATCCATTTAGGATAGATAGGAGTAACTTCATTCTCTCCATGCTCATCTGTGTAAAAAAGACCATCCGAATGTTGAGTGCAATCATTTGTAGGTCTATAGTCAGCAAATAAGGCGTTTACATGAATGTTCTGATGTACTTTGTCTCTTAGGGCATCAGTTCCTACTCTTTGTAGCATCTCTCTTACTGTGAGTGGTCTTCTACCTGTACCAGTTTTAATCACCTCATCAAGAGAGATAAAACAACTCCACTCTTCCCCTAAGAGAGAGGATTTAACTGATTCTTTTTCAAGGTTTTCAACAGGAATACCTGTAAGTAGTGATACAATTTGTTTTAACTTGCCTGCAAATCTCTTGATTTCATACCCTGAGTACTGGCTTCTCATTGTACTAGTATAAGCTACAAATAATTCAAATGGTATATTGCTGTGATTAGGTAATCTATCAGTTCTAGTTATCCAATCCTTAAATATAAGCCACTGGATAATCTTAGCAGCGGTATCTTTACCACTGCCGATACTACCTGCAATCCCAATTAAGTTCTTATTAAATTCCATCTTCTTTAGGTTTATGTTGGTTATGAATACTTTGTAATTTCTCGTTTAACATTTGGAATGCCATTCTTAATGCATTAATCATGCATAAACCCTCATTGCCATAGACCATACCTATTGTGAAAGTATCATCAACAAAATCTGTCATGAATGTACCTTCACTATAGTCTACTACTTGGAATGAAAATCCTGGCTTAGTTGGATGTGGTGAAGATATAACTGACATATTCCACTTAAGAAAGAATTTAACTAAAACACCTCTTTGAAAATCTAAAGGTAATTCATGGAACTTAGGTGCTTTCCTTAGTTCTATACCTTCAGCATCAGCACATACTGATGTACCTTCTCCAAAGATATTACTCCAAAGTATATCTTTCTTATAAGTGTCTATCCACTTACTGAAGTCTTCCATAGCTAAAGGAAATTCTTTAGATATGGAATTAAAAAATGTTTGTTTACTGAGTGACACTATCTCCATTATATTTAAGTTTTAAGGTTTCTAACTGTTCTTTAAGTAGTCTGAGTTCATTTATCTCTGCTATACAGGTCTTACCAAAGATTCCTCTTTGATAGTCATGTTTAACCCTCATTACAAAAGAGTCAAATTGATTTTTAACAACTTCATCATTAGCTATATCATCAACTCTAAGTATAGTAGTCATTTGAGCCAAAACTGTTTGTATAGCTATCTCTATAGCTACTAATTCTAAATCTTTCCCCTTTAACTCCCTAAGTGTATTGGCTATTCTTGCAACTAATTCATCTGATGTTATCATTATTTTATGATTTAAGTATAGGGCAGCTATTTCAACTGCCCTCAATTCACTATTTAGAAAAATTTAGGTTATTAATTACTTCTTCTTCAATCTTTGCAGGGAAGTCAAGTTCATAATGATTACCAATATCTGTTGGTTTAATGACTACTTTAAATTCATCATATAGTTGCTTAGAGAAGTCCTCTTTATAAGTCTCATCTTTGATAAGTACTTTAGCTACATTAACATCAGATATTAGTTCATTAATCTCCTTAGTAGTATACATCTTACTATACTCTCCTTTATTAAAGGGTTCTAGTATATGACGAAACTGTTCAGGAAACTTTAATACTAATACGTGTAAGAAGCCCTCTGATAAATCATCATAGGCATAATCTTCTTCATATATATTTGCATTAAATGGTTCTCTTATCCAATTAAGGAAGGAGTTTAGGTCTTTACTTTGTCTTGAGTCTATCAAAACAAATATGTAATTACCTATAGTGATATTCTTACTTACTGTAATAATATCACCAAGCCCATAGGCAAGCTTAAAAATAAGGTCTTGAAATTTATTTGTAAACTCTGTGCCATAGACTTTAAGAACAGGACTAATGTACTTTTTAGTCTTATTCATTAAAACATTACCAAGCTGAATTTTCATGCTTAATTCCTCCCCAACCTAGTTGTAAAATACCATTGCTCTCCACTATATCTTTCTCTTTTTCGAAACCATGTTCGATATACCATTTATGTCTGATAACTAAATCATTCACACCTAGTATCTTTTGATTAGGTATCTGTCTTAAAGTAGCTTTACCTAATCTATCAAATCCTGAGTACTCAGAAACTGATTGCATACCATACATAGCTACACCCATAAGGTCATCAGTACACTCAAAGAACAATGGTTCTCCTTGATTACCTGGCTTTGTAGTCTCTACAATAAATGCAGGGTTTCTAACTACATACCTTGAAAGAGCATCAAAGAATCCACACTCATTAGTATACCACCAAAAAGCTGCAATAGAATACCAAGCACCTTGAATATCATATCTTCTTTGTTTAAGAGAGTTTGGAAAATTCAAACTAACATCAAACATTGTCTTAAAATCCACCACCTGTATTGTTTTCTTTATGTGGTCAACTATAAGTATGTCTAACATTGCTTTATACTCTACTCCCATATACTCAAAGTATATAATCTTTTGGAAGTATACATCAATACCTTGTTGTTCAGTAAATAACCAAGCAAAGTTATGATGATTTTTGATAGACTGAGTTACTCTTGATACTGTAGTATATTGGTCTAAACCTAATACTGTTTTACCTAAAGCATCTACTAGTGATTTATAGTATTCACCACCTTCTACTCTGATTTTCTCTATCCTAGTTTCTATCTTCCACTTAGGATAGTAACTATGAGATTCAATAGATGACGATATATTATCATCACTAATTGAGGCTATAGTATTGGGTACACTACCATCTTCTGATAAAGCTACTTGTACATCAAATATTTGATTTACGATAGACATAATGGTATCACTAGGCTTCTTTACATCTGAAACATGATATAAATTATTAAAGTCTTCAGGACGACCTGTAAGTATACAGTCAACTGCTGAACCTACAACTAAGTGTTCCTTCTCTTCAAAGTACATTGTTGCACTTCTCTCATCTGAATCTAGGAAAAGTCTTAAACTCTTTCCTATTAGCTTCAGTTTACTTTGACCAACCCTAGGGCTAGCAAAATATTCATCAATTTCCTCCTTGCTTGCTCTGTATATCATGTTCCATTTGTTTTTGATAAGCTTTTACTAATTTTAAAAAATCTTTGAAAGTCATGTGAACCATAGCATCATAGTCTGACCTGCGATACTGGTCTTCATCCTTTCTCTTGTGATGTAGAACAGCCTTTGGTAAAGTGTGTATTATATCATAAGCAGGATAGTTTTCAACTAACTTAGCTTCCATAGCTTTTAATATGGAAGTTGGTGTCATGTTTTGTTGAAACCCTGCCTTGATTTGCAGGTTAACAGGAATATGAGTTAAATCTACCTTACAGGAGTCTAACATCTTATTCCCATTTCTGCTTGTCTTACACATAGGAAATCCTTCTGCCTGAAATATCAGAGCATACTCTCTCTCTATACCATTACCATAAGCTTTGTTCTTAACACCTTGAGGTATATTCCTTTTGACTTTGACTTCAAATTCAAAAACCTCTTCTTTTTCTTCTTCGTTACTGTAGTTCTCTTGCGATTCCATTTATTACATCATTAGTTAAACCATCTAAGTACTCTCTTCTTGCTGCTAAAGTAGGAAACTTGTTTTGTAATTGTATTGGATTCCAACACCATTGATTAATATTATCAGTGATAATAGTATCAACACCCTGTTGCCACAAGATGTTGAGTACATACTTCTTTAAAATATTATAAAAGGTTTTGTGTTCGGGTAACTCAAGTTGACGATTAATGATTGCGACTAACCCCTTAGGGTCTAAATCTCCATTCCTAAGATTACCTCCAAAGAGATATGACTTCTTATAGCATAGTGTATATAAGAATAGTGGTTGCCCACTTACGTATATAAATACATTTTGCTTAGAAGTATAGTATGTATAATCTCCCTTATTGTAACCAAAAGATAAACCACCAGTTGCAATAAAAGCTCTAAAATGATTAAGCTTATTACTTGAACCAAGTCTAGGCTTAGGGAAATTATATATACAAAATCTATAGTCTGCCTGTTGCTTAAAGTCTGCAAGAGGTATTCCATGAATAGGGATATAGTCGTTCTCAATAGAAGAAGACCTAATTAACCAGTCACTAGCAGACACCCTACTTGGGATGTAACTACCCTGTAAAATCTGTGTAGGTTGAATTAGATTATTAGCTTCTTCTGACATTAACATATTGTCCTCCTTACTGTGTTAAAAAGTCTAGTGGTATAAGATACTCCCAAGTGTAAGGTACTACTCTACTAGCTTCACCAGTTTTAACATTGGTGTAGTGATTAGTGAAGAAACCTACCATGTGAGATGCTATCATCATAGCACTATGTGATGTTTGTTTTGCTGTACATACTGCATCTTCAGCTTCAGAACTTGAAAATAAATGATTAGTCCTGTAGTCTTCAATGTTGGCTGCATCATCTCCCCTAAGACAGAAAATCTGTAGCTGTTCAAATGTAAGACGACCATCAATGTAGATAGCATTTGGATTACCCTCATTGGCAGCTATCCAGTTGTGAAAGTAAAGATTCCTAGCTTCCATATTATCAAATCCTGATAACATGAACTCATGCGCCATAGAGTCTTTATCATAAGCTGAATTGTAAGCATAGATAGGACTACCTGCAAAGTCTAGTATATTAACTGCTAATGCACCTACTTTACTAACACCTATATCCCCTCTCTTACAAAACTGCCCTGCCATATTATGTTCTTCAAATAAATCGAAGTCCCATACATGACATACAAAGCCTGCTCTAACCATAGCTAAAGCTAACCAAGATGAAATTCCTCCCGCACCACCTATAAACACTTCCACTTCTCCTTTTTTAGGGAACCAAGGCGCACCACTAAATCTGCTAAACTTAGCTTCTACGATTTCTTTAGGAGCAGTAGTATCTTCTACTACTGCCTCCTGATTTAATTCTTCACTCATTTTAAGAGATTACTTCTAAATTTTGTAATTGATTACCAAACTGTTTCATCATACTGATAACATCATGTATGAAGTGTGCATAAGCAGGATTATCTTCATACTCCTCAATATGCTCTAGGAAAGTATCAGTAGCATCTATGAAATCTTCCATTGATGTTTCAGTAGTCCCAGGTCTTAACTCAAAGAACTCATCATACCAATCAATAAACTTATCTACTATGAAAGAGGCTACTTCCATACCTGCTCCATACTGAGTTTGTTCTGCTAAGTCATCTAATGCTGATACTAAATCATCATCAGGAACTGATACAGAATATCTAAGTACATAGGCTGCAAACTGCTCATCCTGTGTTACTAGTACTTCTTCCTTACTAGCTAATTTAAGCGAAGATTTTCCATTTGGGTAAATATCCTCTGACCCTTTTCCCCAACCCGTTTTTGTTCCACCACCATTTCCGCTGTGGAACTGATTGTACTGCTCCTGCTGTTGTTGGTTGAACTTTTGTTGACTCGGTTGGGGTAAGTACTTTTTTTCTTCAGCAAGTTTAGCTGCCGCTGCTGCTGCCCTATTAGCAGATAACTCTACCACCTTGGTAAGTCTCTCCTTATAAGTATCTTCTATCTCTACTTTAACTTGAGGTGTATGAATATCACATTCGTACTTCAATAGTACTTGGTCATCATTCTTGATACTAAAACTAACATCAAACTCTTCCCCATTCTCATCCTTAGTTTTATAAGTATAGTTTGGAGTAGACCCAATAGAAGCGACTAATGCAGTCATTTCCATAAAGTTATTGACAATTAATGACAGATAGAAATTATGAACTAAAGAATTTTCATGTAATTCATCATCATCTGTACCTGAGAAGAAAACTCTCATCTTATTGTGAGAATGGATGTGACCTACTTTAGCAAAACCCCATACTTCAGGGTCTTCCATGATTTTATTCATGTGGAAGTCTGCTACATCTGCATCAAACTCGTATGAAGTATAGGTAGCTGTACCCTTATCCATCAAGAAGATGTCAAGTATATCTATAGAGAGGTTTGCTTTATCTCTCATACTACCATTAAGTTTGTAAAATAGTACTCCTGACCATTCTACTTCGTAAATTTGTTGACAAGTATATCTAATCTTATCAAAAATTTCTTGGCTGATGTGCAACTGCATACGCTCTGCTTGCAATATCGGTCTCAATTTTTTGTTTATTGGCTGCATATTCTAATTTATCTTTAATGTATTTTACTACATTGTTGTTAATGTAAAAAACCTGTCTGTTTATATTCTCTTCTGACACTTGAGTGTCTTCTAAGACTTCGAAGTATTGATTTTCTCCCCTAAAGAGAAGAGGATAAGTAGCTGCCGTATCTTCTCCGCCTAAACTTTCGAATCTCTCGGAAGCAGGCATTGAATATTGTTGTGAAGCTGAAACTTTATGATATAATCCTTGAGCATCTTTAAAGTATAATAACCCCCTAACAGGAATACGATTATGTAACGTATTTAGATAGTCATACTCACCTACAGTATCAAATATCCTACAGAAATCTTGTAATAGGTCATCATCTTGTATAGTAACTACACCATCAGGAGATATATTCCAATTTAATCTTTTAGGTACATTAGTAGACCTTCTCTTTATCATAAGTGCTTTGTAGTATCTCTCTACATAATCATAGCCATCACATATCTCTGTACCTACACTGGCACCTAATACGTTAGCTATCCTTACATAAGGTCCTCCCTCTAAGGATTCCCAAACAGTATAAGCTTCTAATTGGAATAATAGCATCTGAAAGGTGTACATATCAATACCTAAATCACTACCTAGTAATGATATAGTCTGTGAAATTTCACCTGAACCTAAACAGCATCCATTAAAAGTCATATAAGAAGATATAGTGCCTCTAGCCCTCATGTGACTAAAAGCATATTGGGCAGCTACCTCTCTTGAGGTAGGACTTGTTCTCATACCTTCTAAACCTTTGCCATTGAATTTCAAAGGTTTAATAGAATACTCTATACCATTAACCTCATCATAAGGTCTAAATACAGTACTATCACCACAATTATTAGATACAAGTTCTAACATATTATCTAAACCACCTCTGAAGCATATCCTATCTGAATATGCACTACCTCTACCTACTAGTTTAAACTTATAGTATAGATTCGTGAGTACCATTGACATACCTCTGTCATTACTAACTGTAACTTGAGGGAACTTAATGATAATATCAATTTGTGATATGAATTTAATGCTAGGTATAGGTCTTGTCACAGTTGGAGAATCTGCATCTTCTATCCTACTCCAATCATAGTTATCCCAATACCACTGTATTGTATCTCCTTCCACTCCAAAATAGCAACCATAAGGTTGTATATCTCTCGATGCACGATTATAATTAGGATTATCAAAGTGACCTCTCATATCAAACTTACTTAGCCTAAGCTGTAAGTCCCAATTGCCTGGGTATGTAGATTCACAACAATCTTTAATAATCTGTATTTGGGTGTATGTTTCTAAGGCTAACCAACCTTCTTGTACTTTAGAGTATAACCACTCATTATCTAGCATCTTCTGTTGAGTATTATACTCATTCTCTTCTAATTCTAGACCGTAGTTACTTACTTCATATACTTGTATTTGTCTTAATCCATTTGTTGATAGATTGACTGGTTGTTCCTCAAAATCCGCAAAGGGGTTCATAGCTTCTACTTGTGCTACCTCATTATCTTCACTATGTAGCATATCATCAAGAGTCTGTCTCATACGTTCAGATTCTTCAGGTGATACTGTAGGTGCAGGTGATACTAAATCTGTGAATACAGCTGTTGTAGAGTCTGGAGAATATGGGTCATAACCTACTGCGTAACTATTACCACTAATAAAGACACCAGTACCAGTACTAGTTGTATATTCAATACCTGACCTGTTCTCATATCTAAAAATAGGTCTACCATTATTATCAAAGTCTCCTGTATCAACTCTAACTGGCTCTTCTATATTAACAGGTCTGAATAAATCTTCGGTGTCATCTTCTATTATAATATCCATAACTAATTAAATTAAGTTGGTAAATAAATTAAATAGTGTAGCCTAATAAAAGACTACACTATTCTTTATCTATTAGGTTAACTTAATGTTATTTGATACCAGTTAAGCCTCTAGCAATCTCTCTTGCTTCTTTATCTAAAGCATTAACGTCGATAGCAGTTTCTACCGCCTTAGATGGAGATTTAACTACTTCTTTAGCTACTGATTTAGCAGCATCTTTGGCAGATTTTTTTGGTGCTGCAACTTCTTTGCTTTCTTTTGCAGGTGCGATAGCTTTAGTATCTTTTTTGGTTACTTTAGCTACCTTAGCTACTGCTTTTGGTGCAGCCTCAGGTTTCTTAGGTGCTTTGTAAGAGATTAAGTTCTCTCTGTTGACATCAGATGACTTCGTAGTCCAACTTTTGTCAGCACTAAAGTGTTCTTTACCTGCGTTTGGGTGATTAGCAATAGCCTCTTTAATAGCGGCTTTAACTTCGGTATAAGACATAGCATTAACTTGCTTTGCAGTTAAACCTGATTTAGTTTTAACAGGGTACAAGAATACGTTGATGTCACCTTCACCGATTTTAGCATCAGGGTGTTCTAAAGTATTTCTTGTTGAAGCATCAATAACCTTCATGCCATTGTAGTTAACTCCTGCTTTTGAAAGGTCTTTTTGTAATTCTGCCCAATTTGTAGCTGAAGTTTCAACTTTCTTACCTACACCTGTACCTACTGTGTGAACTGTTACTTTTCTCATGATTTTTGTTTTAAACGTTTAAAATTTATTTATTTCCAATTAATTGTACTTTTGCCATTATCCCTAAGAAGATTGTTAACCTTAGTGAAATGGTTGCACCCATAATAACCACCCTTGCTGTTTGGGTACATCTCTGTAGCAGGGTGTGAGCATGACATTGTTCTATTTGGGAGTGAACCTGAAACTCTTCCTGCTTCATGGTGTTCAAATACTTCCCAACCCATCTCTCTTGCATGCGCTCCCCATAATAACCATATAGGTTTAACTTCTGATGCGATAATATGTACCACACCTCTTATGAACTTATCCCAATATGGTTTATGACTACCAGCTTCATTTGCTTTAACTGTTAATGAAGTATTGAGTAAGAATACACCTTGATGAAACCAGTTGACTAAAGTCTTATCAAAGATAAAGTCTTTATCATCTGTACTAGGTATAATCTTCTCATTGATTAATTCTCTCTGAATAACTTGGAGAGAAGGTGGTGTCTTTATGTGTTGTGGAACTGCGAAAGCTAGACCTGTAGCCTGTGCAAAGTTTGGATAGGGGTCTTGACCTAATATAACCACCCTGATTTTATCAAGTGGCATCTCAAACACTCTAAAGATATTCTCCCTCTTAGGGTAGAAATTCTGATTAGGTAGTATCTGAGTGTTTAACTCTACAAGTTCGGGTATATTAAAAAGGTCTTCAATGTGTTTATGCCAAGATTCATGTATTATACTAGGTATTGCCATATAATCTATGTTGCCTTAAAAAAATGTCTAACTCTTTATCACCTAACTTCCAATACATTTCAGCAGCATCAGTAATGCCTTTGTCTTGTTTTAAGTGTTCAGGTAACCATATAGCCTCTGCTATATTTGGGTAATATCCATTAAATATATCTGCAAGTTTTTGTGATTCTCTTATACCTGTTAAATCATTGTCGTAAAAGAATACTATCCTTTGACACCTACTTACTAGGTCTGTGATTATTTCTTTACTAGGTATGGAACCTTCATTTTGCGTACCTATAGATGTACACCCCATATTTCTAACTACCCTACAGTCCTTATATGATTTCTCTACTACAAGCACCTCTATTTTTTCAGATGGTAAATTCTTGTAGTTAAATATATCGTTCTCTGTACAGTTGGTTATGAACTTATGTTTAATATCGTTAGGTCTATATACCTTAACTCTTGAACCAAACTCGGCAAATACGTATACTCTATCTTTAGGTCTAATAGTTACCCATCTGTTTAATTTAGCTGAATATACTTTATACCAAGTAGCTGCATATACCTCATCATCTATTAGATGCTGTTTGTGTATACCAAATTTAGACCAATCTTTAGAATCTGATTGTGTGAAAGGTCTAGGCTTGTAAATAATCTGCGCTCTCTGTTTCTCTACACTAGGTCTAAGTTGGTCAGGTGTAAGTACCTTTTTAGGTACAACCATATTACTATTCTCTCCTAAACCTAACTTAAAGTGAGTATTAATTAGCTTAAGTGCATCTATGTAGCCTATCTTATAGTAATCCATTACAAATACTATAGGTACTCTATGTGTCTTAATATCACCAAAGTCTATAAAGAAGAGTTTTTCATTCCATTCTTCAAACCAAGCCCCAGGAAATCTATCTTTTGCTTTTATTGGATTGACTATCCTTTGATATGGTATAGGTTTGAACCCAAGAATCATCTCAATGATTTCCTCCTGACTAACCCTCTTTAATATCTCTTCCTCTGTTAGAGGAACAAACTCTATAAATTCACCATACATATCTTTACCCCTAGAAAACAAGAATAGCAAAGTTCTTAGGAAACCTTGCTATTCAATAAGATTAAATTACCAACCCGCAGGTTTTGGTTGTGCAGGAGCAGCACCCACAGCAGCAGCTTGTGCTTGACCGCCTATAGCTGAACCATCTGTAGCAGTTTCTTCTCCATCTTCTCTCTGCTCATTAGCAAAGTTAGATTTAACGAACCAACCACTTCTTACAAATGGATGAATATTACCTTTACCATCTACATACATTAATGCATTAGTATCAGTATCAGCAGGAGACTCTTTGCGAACTTCTTTCCATTCACCTAAAGTACCATCAGCATTTAAAGGTTGAACTGCTCTACATAACCAAGCACCATACTTCATAGTCTTAGGTACTTGTAAGAATGTTCTTGTGTTCTCACCTTGTACTTGCCATTGATACTGCATAAATACATCTAGGGGTACTAACTGACATCCTGCAGGAAACATAGATGCTACTGCATTACAGTATGATGCAAAACTATTTAAGTGACCTGCTTGACCTGCTGCCTGAAAAGCTGCTTGAATTTGCTCCTTAGTAAGGAAAGCCCTTAAAAGGTGACTAATAATACCATTGAAAGTATCAAAAGCCTCAATCATCTTAGGATGATTAATGTCTGTGATAATTACATTGTTTTCTCCGTAAGCTTGAGTTACTGGGAACATTCTCATACTAGTTTCAGAACCATTAATGGTAAGTACAATGTCTAAAGCCTCTGCTGCTTCTCCACCTTTACCACCATTAGCTGTATAACCGAACTTACTTAAGAATGTTTTACCTGCATTTAACCCAAATGCTCTAGTGATTACGCTTACCTGACTCTCGTCATCTGCATAACCATATCCACCTACTTTTGACATAGTATTTTATTTAATGTTTAATTGATTTTAAAATAGTAAGGGCTGATGAAATTATCCATCAGCCCTCATTCCTTCCTAGCTGTAAGGATTAAGCTTGATTAAGAGAAAGATTCTCTTTGCTCAGTAGTCTGCTCACCAAAAGGAGATGGTGAACTAGTTACTGTTTCAGCTTCAGCAGTAACGATACCTTCAGCATTTGCATTAGATGCAGCAGGAGCAGCAGTGTTTTCAGCACCACCTTCTACTTTAGGTTTAGCAGGAGTTTTCACTTCTTCGGCAGATACGTTAGTAACTGGTGAACCTTCTACGGTATCATCAATGATTTCCATTGCACCTGCAACGCGGTTACGGCTTAAACCTTTCAAAGAATCGTGTGCAAACAAAGCTTTCATTTGACCATGAGTTAATCCTAACTCTGCTTTGATTTCTTTACGGTTTTTACCTGCTGCTGCTAAATCTTTAACTGCTTGAATACTGATTACTTTTTTTTCAGTTGACATAACTTTAATTGTTTTTTGTGTATAAATTGTGTTAATTGTTTACTAAACTGTGTGTTCACTATCCAAAGGGTGAACTTCCTTGTTGTACTGGTGGTACTACTGTACCAAATGGTTGCTGACTTGGTGTGTGTATAGATACAGGTACTTCTACTGCTTCCTCTACTGTATCATCTACAATCTGCATACCTGCAACCTCTTCTACATTGGGTTGTGGTGTTGTAGGATAGAAGTTATCTACATCTTCTACTGCTTCGTTAACCACTTCCTCAGTAACTTGTTCTTCAACTACTTGTTCAACAACTGGTACTGATGGTTGTTCAACTGTTGGTGCAGGTGCTGTAGTACTTGGTGGTGCTAATGCTCCTGAACCAAATGCTGCACCCTCTGCAACTACTGCTTGTACTGGTCTGTTAGGAATATAAGATGGTAAATTATCAACCGATGGTAATTCCTCTCCATCATAATAAGCTTTGATACATCTTTTAACAAATCCTAAGTCATTAGGTATATACAAAGGTAACATTCCTGGAGCAGATTTCGCAGGAAAAGTTTCATCTTCGTTGGTAACATAGAACTTTTCTAGTTTTTTAGTAGAATCATTCCATTGACTATAACCAAACAACATGACATCAAACTTACCCTCAGGAGTAATCATATCATCTGTGGTCTTACCAGTAGTCTTCATTTTAAACGTAATCTCGCCCTTATTGTTTTTCTTGTTTTCAGTATAGTGAGCAAGCATGAATACAGTTTTACCTGCTTTACCTGCTTTCTCTACTGCTGCAAACAGTTTAGACATAAAGTGACCTGCTTTCTTAGGAGCATCCCAACCTGTAGCTAATGACTTCTCCATCATATAGTCTTGCATGTAGTAGTTGGTATCATCAATTACGATGTTATCAATTGCTGCTACACCTGCAAGATAGTCTACGACCTTAGCTGCCACATAAGCATCACTGGTAATTACCCTTCTTCCATAAGGTATTTGGCTCAAATCACTAAGTGTGGCATTAACTACTGGAAACATTCTTGCTGAACCTCTCCTTGGTAGTGGCTTTGAAGTCTCACTGATAAAGTAAGTATTCTCAGGGCTTAACCCTAGAATATCTATACCTAGTTCAGGTTCTCGACATCCACACGCTGAAATTGTCTTACCAAACCCTGATGGGGCTAATACTAAAACTTTCATACAAATATATAAATTAAATTAAGTTAACTGTTAGTTAGTGGACCAAAATAATTAATACCACCAAACATATTCACTTGTATATGTGCAGGACATACAGGAGCATTCCTAGCCTCAACTACATGTATACTTCTATACTTGGGATGCTTATCAACTTCAACACCAAAGTGTTTAGTTAGATTGTACTTGTCATCACTAGGATTAAACATAGTTAGTACAACATTAGCATCTTCTGATAGGTTACCTGTATCTTTAAGGTCATCTCCTGTAGGATAGATAAACTCTCCTGCATGTTTCATTCTCTCAACTGAAGCTAGATTTCTATTAGTGTGGACAATATCAACAAAAGTACAACCTATTAAATCTCTTAACTCTACATGATACTCTGATAACTTATCCACATTCTGCTTAAGAGTAAAGCCTTGTTCTATTCTAGGCTTTCTCATGTGGTCAGTTAGTATAATCCAATATTCTTCAGGGTCATTAGCTTCATAGCCTACTATCCTGTGTCTAGTTACTGGTCTACCTTTATCGTCTTCTGTAGTATAGGGTTCTGTTATAAGTCTGCCATTTTGTTTAGCTACATTCATAATGTAGTTTCTGATGCCAGTAGGATTCTCTTTCTCCGTAATAAAATCAATCTTGCCTTTGTGTATTTTCTGACCTGCTGTGTCATACTCACCAAACAAAGGTATGATTCTTTGGTTATAAATCCTAATTAAAATGTCCTTATGTTCCTGTGAAACTACAATAGGTTGGTCTTCATCATCAGTCATCATACCCATAAGGTATTCTGCTGACATCTCGTAGACTTTCTCTTTCCAAATGAACTGAGAGATGTTATGGTCAAGAAAGAAGTAATATGAAGCGTATTTGAACTCTTTGGATATACGGTCAATCTCATAAGAGAAATAAGTCCACTTGATTTTATCAGTTTTACCCTCTTTAATCATCTGCTCCCAAGGTGCTAATACAAAACAAGCATCTGCCAGTGTAGTCTTACCTACTTTAGGTGCTGCTGCTATTGCATATATATGCTTTCTTTGTACTCCATTAATTGACCTATTAAGTTCAGGTATACCTGTTGTTAAACCTCTATTTCTACCTTCTTGACCTTTTTCAAATACTACTGGTAAATTCATCTACTTCACTATTCCTTTCATGTTTCTTTGAGCGATTACATCTGTTTCTGCATGTTGGTTACCCAATACCTCTAAAAACATATCTAATCTACTACCTAGCTGACTTGTACCTGAACCTCTCTCTATCTTAGAGATGAAGTAATCTGCTCTTTGTAGGAATTTTACTTGCTGAGTACCCATTTCAAATGGATGTAAGTATAACTTAGTAGCTTTAATCACATCATCCTTTCTAACTAGTGGATGCTCTGAAAAATACTTCTTCATCTTCTTAGTACATTCAGCCTTTGTACCTATAGCATCTCCTCTGATTTTACCAAATAGAGGTCTAAACTCTGTGTTAACCCAATCCCAATTCTTATCAACCACATCTTCATCTTCATACAAAGATATATTCCACTTAAGTGTACTATCAGTATAATCTCTCTCTACTATTTTTGTAGAGTTTATCATGGCGATGTCACTCTCACTTCTGTCTGTTAGGGGAGAATAGGTTAACTCATGGTATTGACACATTAAATATAGAACTCCTATGTTATATGGTATACCTGCTTTTTCTAATCTTTCTTTTATTAATGGATTGATTTTCATATTGTCTCCTTGCCTGAAATTAAATCTTCAATCATTACTCTTTTGATGTTATCAGGATTTATACCTGATATGGCTGAGTATGCCCAATCTCTAGCTTCTGTACCTAATGCTACTAACACTATGAACTTACCTCTGTGACCTATTCTGTATCTAAGTAATCTACCTAACATCTGAACTAATCCACCATCATCACTATCTAAGCCTATAGCTAAGCCTACATCTAACATTGGTAAATTAGCACCTTCATTAAGTTTCTTGACTGAGGCTATTCTACTGATTTCCCCTCTACAGAATGCTTCTAAGTCTTCTTCACCTCTGTATCTCTCAAGCTGTTTTTGTATTTTAGCTTTGTAGACCTCGGTGTCATCTTCCTTGAAACTTGGTTTTGATATGTATGTGTGTTCACATAGAGCCATTGCCTGCTCTTTTGAGCCTGCAAAAATTAAAGTTCTTTCTTCCTTGCCAATGAATTTATCTAGGATAAATTTAGCACTTTTTTCTAAGGATGGCAAGGTTTTTAGAAATCTTCTTCGACCTAAAATTACTCTTGACCTGTTTTCCCTAGTGGATTCATTGACTAACTTGCACTGATACTTGTAGGCAGCTACCTCTGATTGCATGAAACGGTTCTTCTTATTACCTGCTTCTATCACTGGTTCTGTGCCTAGTTGTACACCTACCAATACCATATCATAAGGTGCTATTAGTCTTAAAGCTATAGCCTCATCTGTTGTTACAGTATAGTCTGTCTTTAATTCTAACTTGTCAAGTATCTTACTCTTATCAGTATTGGCTTTAGGTCTAGTAGCTGTTAGTGCTAATAATTCAGCATAACTATTACCATGTTCTCTAAAGAAAGATAAGTTACCATCAGTTATATTCTGAACCTCATCAAGATAAATCTTATTATAGTGTTTGTCTCTCATGTTCTTTAATGAATCATAACAGACTAACTCTATTTTAGAATATATATTTGATGCTCCCCATTTCTCAAATTCCTCTTTCCAACCTGTATCTCTAAGCTTTTGTGTTGGCACTACTATTAGCACATCACCTTGCTCTAAGTTTTCAGTCTCAAGTAAATCCATAATGGCTGTTCTACTTTTACCCACACCTGTAGCTAAAGATAGTAAACCATTTCTTCCGTTGGCATACCAATAAAGCCTAGCTTCATATTGTACCCTAGTTTTCACCAGATTAACTGCTTCTTGGAGTAATTCATGGTCTCCACTCTGTTCTATAAGTGTAAGTATTGGTTCAATGTACTCTAATCTCTTAGGTATAGGTGCTAACTCATCTATATCTACATAAGTTAATAAATCGAGTTGTTCAATTAGTGTGTTGTTATTTTCCATGTGTTATTAAACAAGATGATTAAACTTAGTGAATATCTGAATAGTGAGTGCCATAGTCTATCGAAATCCCTAAAGGAACATTGAGATTAACCATTTGGTTTACTTCAATGATGGACTGGTTTAGCTTCGCTTCTACTTCCTCTTTTTGACTAGGTAATAGTGGGAATGCAATCTCATCATGAAACTGACCACATATCTTGATTCCTTTGGCTCTTACTTGACGTACTTGTAAATCAAAACAATATACACCTGTAGATTGATTAAGAGTTGAAAATCTATCTTTATCAAACCTGAGTGTATACCAAAAGCCTGATACTGGGTTGTGTAGCCACATTTGACCATCAACTGTTATGACTTTAGCTGCTTTAGCTACCTTCTTAACTGCCTTATTACGTTGCCAATATGTTACATGTAGCTTCTTAGCTTCTTCTAAAGGCATACCTGAAGATAAAGCTATCTTAGGTGGACCTGCCCCATAGACTGCTGCAAAGTTAACCTTCTTACCTTTATCCTGTCTTACCTTTTTAATAGCTTTTAATCTATCTTTCTCTCCTTCTGCATAGACAAAATCATCTCCAAGGTCTTTCTGCTCCTTATTAATTCTCTTGAAGAAATCACTGTCACTTTCTGTGATTAGATTAGCTAACAATGAAATATCAATATGAGGGTCAAAACCTGGTGTTCTCATCTCTTTTACATACTCAGGGTCAAAATAATACATATAATGTTGCTTAGTTGTATCTTCTAATGAAGCCATATCTGAACCACATAATATATAACCTTCAGGACAAGTTAAACTACCTCTAGCATGCATTCCATAAGGTCTAGTTATCTTAGGTAAGTTAACAATAATCTTATGCTTAAATCTCATGGTATTTGTAAAGCCATTAATCTCTGCCTTAAGATAATCATCGTCTGACTTATTTTCTAAGAAGCCTTTAAGTATACCCATCCTATGACGTATCATTGATAGTGATTCTAAGTTTTGTAATGCAGGTTCTCTCTCATATAATAATGGTATACTGTCACATATATTACCACTATCATCGTCCTTAGTTATTTGAGGTATCTCTCTTTGACCTATAGTATTACCATTCTCATCCTTAACTGGCTTATACTTTATAGTTTGAGGAACCCAACCTATTGAGTAAAGCCAAGCTTTAATTTGAGTAAATGAGTTAGGGTTACCTGCAATCCTAGTAACTTCAACTTTAAGGGGGTCTTGGTATGATTCGGGTAATCCTCTTTCTCTTAGGAGAGAGTGCCAATTCTCTCCCCCTGCTGATAATGTGCCATCCTTTTTATAAGGCTTTGCAGGGTATTTGGCTGTCCGATATTTTATCTCTAATGGCATTGCTTCCCTAAGAGCAGAAGTTTTAATCTCCTCCTCCGCAGTTAATTCAGCTAGATAATTAGTACACTTTGGTACATCAAGCTTCCATCGGATTTCTTCTTGCTCCCTTGCACAATCTAATTTGAATGCTAAGTATGCAAATAATCTGTCGATTTCCTCTACACTATCATAGATTCTTAATAGCTTCTCTATAAAGTAATCAAATAACCTAGTATTAATATCAACATCGACTTCACATCTATTGTCATACTCTGCTTGAGTTAAGTTCTCCCAATCATCAATAATAGGTTTCTGTATGCCAAAGAAATCTCCCCACCATTCTAAACCATGTATTTTCTGTTGAGGAAACATGTACCAACTTATACCTAAAGTATCAATCAGTGTGCCAGTAAAGTTAAGATTGGGTAGTAATTTGTGTAATACAGGCATATCATAAGTGATTATCTTATGCCCGATGAGAGTTATGTTTGGAGTTTCGATAAAGGCTCTAATAGCCTCTCTACCATGTATAGTATATCTAATCTTTGTATCATAATCCCTGTAACTTAAACAATGTATTCGACCAACTTCATCAAGTAATCCATCAGTCTCAATATCAAATACTGCCCTCATAAAATCTAATTAGCTTCCTGTGTACTCCCAACCTTTAAATAACTCTACAGTGTCGGGTAATCTGTAGTCTTTGTTGTTTGTTGTGTCCCTAATGATAATAGGATTTAATGTTGCTCCACCACTATCATAGTAACCTATAAAGTCAGTCCCATCAACTAGATAGAACTTACACTCTACTCCTTGCCTAGGATAATAGTTAAGTAATGGGTACTTCATTATACTTGTTTTTGTTTGTTAGACTTCTCTACCTCTGAAGCTATTACACATAATATATGTAGTATAGCCATAAGTAGTAATATTATCAAGTTTTCAATCTTTTGTCCTTTATCACTATAATGATACACTAGACCACCCACTATTAACCATAGGTAATATAATATTGTTACTCCTTTTGTCATAATTCGGTTATTGAAATGATTACTCGGTAATTACCTTTAAAACTAACTAGAGCATCCATGACATCTCTAGCCTCAACATCAGTGAACTCACCAGTGCTTGCTGTTATTCTAAATTGTCTTAGGGACAAGGTCTGAAAATTGCTCATGTTGTTCTCCTTCTACTTTAATGTATTTGACATTTTCACAACTCATCATCTTAATCCTAAGAGCGATGTTATTACCAATACCTAACTGATTATATAGGTAGCCTATACAAAACATATTATCATTATCATTTGAATGATGACAAGCCATTACAGCTTGTTGTTTATCTAAGTTAGATATATCATTTGGCTTTGTTAATACTAATAGTTTATCATGTGCTTCATAGTCATAACCATTAGGTATAGTATTTATGTCTACTGATTTTTTCCAAGGACAACCTTCACATTGCTTTACCCTTGGTAATTTAAACTTTGCCATACTAACTAAATAATGCTACCAACTTAGATGCTCTAGTAATAGCTGTATAATACATTGCTTCCATCTCTTTAGGTTTCTTTTTATTAAAACCTATGTTAGGTACATCAACTATTACAGTTTCAAATGTACTACCTTGAGACTTATGTACTGTTAAAGCATGATTATACTTCATCTGAGCAAATGCTGACCTCTCAACAAACCAATAGTAACCTGGGTATGATTGTAATTTCATATCACACTTAGCTTTCATAGCTGTACATACAGATTTAACCTCGGCTTCTGAGTCTTCATGTAGTACATGGAAATCATTGTTAACAAAATATAGCTTGACAGTCATAATATCATACGTAGGTATAACAGTAATCTTGTCTTCTGCATACTTCTCTTTGATTTCAGGTACTCCACCATTCTTGTATGTGATGGTAGTATACTCATTAGGTACTCTAAGTCTTCTAGTCTCTGTTGTTAATGATTCAACTAAGATTTCTTGAGATGTTGTGTAATTTTCTGCCAGTCCAAAATAAGGTTCGTCAAAGATAAGAGATTCTCCCAATTCTATCTTACGTGGGTCACCATAAATTTTACGACGTACAGCAAGATTTATGGCATCAGCGGCATCATTTGTCCAAGAAAGATATTTTAGTTGGTCTGTGCCATTAATTTCAGCCAATTTTTCAATAATCCTTGGTCTATTAGTTTCGAAAAAATATCCCTCTTGATTTTCGTTAATATTATTAACTCTACTCTTAAGTAGATTTAAGTTATAACTCAAATCTAAGATAGGACTACCAACTGATTGCCTAATTGGTTCTGTAATCTCAACTGTTGCAAAACCTTGAGTAAATATAGGTGAAATGTCTTCTCCTATTGGTGGTAATTGCTTGAAGTCTCCTACAAATATAAATACTATATCAGGATATTCTTCAATCTTACCTTTACCAAACATCAAGTTAGAGCCTACCATTGAAGACTCATCAAGTATTACTATTTGAGCATTCTTTAATGGTGGGTCTTTAGGATTAACATACTTATCAAGTTCAAATGTAATCTCACCTGTATGATAATTCTTCTTTTGTTTTAACTTTAAACCTGAATGTATCGTTCTAAACTCTACATAACTTCTAGGTGTAATCTTTTGTCTTACGACATTTAAAGCTTTACCTGTTGGAGCGCATACATATATGACACCCCAACTATATAATGCTCCACTCTTTAAACTTGTAATCAATTCATCAACTAAGTAAGTTTTACCTGTACCTGCTGAACCTTGGAGAACTATTCTCTTCTCTCCTAAGGCAATATAATTACAGATTTCATCGTGGGCTATTTGCTGAGATGGTCTTAATGTGTTGCTCATTGGTCTTTGTCTAAAAATATAACATCTGAATTAGCTACTTCTTCCAACATAGCTATCCTTTTCTTACTTAATTCAATTATTGTGTCTACTCTCTCCATTGCACTAGCAATCATGTAATCTTTACCTGCTTTGTAAGTCCAACCATGAAAGTATAGTCTCTCCATCTGTGTACTAGGTATCAACTCTACACTAAATAGTTTTCCTATCTTTTCAGGTAATATTTGCATAGGTAAATCACCTACCATATATACAGTTATTACATCATTGACTCTACCTATGATTATCTTCTCCTCGACTATAACCCTGTATCTACTATCTAGTATAACCTGTATTTGAAATATTGTGTTTTCCATTTGTAAGGTATAACAGGTAAAAGAAAAATAAACAGCAAGCCTTACGACCTACTGTTTATTCGAATTACTAAAGTGTTTGACCAGTTACAACTGTTGCTACACCCTGCACACCTGCCAATTCAGCAGTGATTTCAGGAGTGGTGTAGGTATTAGCCATATCAGCATTTCTGTCATCAATATCTTCAGAACCTTTGCCTGAAAATAATACACGACGATACTGAGGTTTGCCATGCCTATCTAAGATAATCTGACCCGCTTTTTCGTGGGTTGCACTATATCTTACAACTTGTTGATTAGCGTAATCATCCATTGTTTTAGTAGTCAAACCTGCACTGATAGCATAGATTTGATTTTCATCTAAAATTGGACGATTACTCAAGTACTTGTACAAACAAGCATTTGGTGCTGCGGCTAAACGTGCTATAGCTTGCTCATAAGTTAAACTTGCAGGTACTTCAATCCAAGCTACTCTTTGCTCTGTTGAAGTAAATACTTGCTCTTCAAAGCCAAAATCACTTGGTGCAAACAATGAGTCACTTAAGTTACTACCAACTCTTGCACTTGGATATGCTGAAGTTGAATTAATAGCTTGACGTACCTCTAATGTTAGCGTACCTTCTTTCTGATATTCTTCATTGAATACATAAAGACCTTTTTCAGCATTACCTATCAAAGCTGATTTAGTAATTACTGGTTTAACTGCTGAACCTTGTGCAATAGCTACTACTGCTGCTCCGTTTTGAACTGTGTTTGAAGTGTTAGCTTCCATGATTTTAAATTTTAATTGTGAATGAAATATATAATTGATTTGAATAAATCCTAATTAAAAAGCCTGACAGCACCTCTGCCATCAGGCTAAACCCTAAAATATACCTATGAAAGTATGGGGTTAAGTATAGCGTAGTCTATTTCCTCACGAAAGGTCTTTTACTACTTGATGCTATACTTAATATTTTAAAAACTGGTGTGGTCTCTAAACCGCTGCACCAGTTGTAGACAGAAATACTTATGGGGATGACTATAAGGAATTAGCCCTTATACCTATAAGTAAGCTTAACGACCTGTTCAGTGGTTCATCACTCACACAACTTTTATATAAGAGTTCTCTTAAGGTGTATGCTACATTGACTGTCTAGTGTTTTTACTGTGTAGTTAGTTGTTTTGGTAATAACAAAACCCTCTAATTGTTAGTTAGAGGGTTTTAGGTATGTGTTGCACCATAAGTGCCGCGGATGTTATCTTCTTATGTTAATATGACTGTACTGGACTTCTGTCGTCTCCGTTCATTGAGAATACCATTGATATATGTATTATCGTATTTGGCATCGTTCTTTGAAATATACATTACAGTGCCACTAAAGCTGTACTCATGCGTGACGGGTACGTCAAACAACGGGCTAAGGTCTTTCTGTAAGGTTAAGGCGGATTTCGCAACTGAAGCATCAGCTACCAACAAAATATAAGATTTCTCAACTGAGATTTTCGATAAACTCTTGCTATCGTAGGAGACTCGCCCATAAGATGCAAAGCTTAACGTCACTAATAAGATTGCTCCAAGCAACCCTACTGCGAATTTGTTAAACAACGTTTTCATTGTACAATTATAGATAAAGATTTTTGTATTTAAAACTTTTTATGGTAAATGGCATCAATTAGCTTTGTACCACTCTCAAAGTAGAATAAAGTCCTATTACCATTAACTAAGTTAATAGACTCTCTCCAACTACCTGATATATACCTAGCTGTATCATCACCACCTGATATAGGTATGAATCCCCAAGACTCTTTATAAAGGTTCTCTCTAGTACCTTTAGTTAACTTCTTAAGTATACAATAGTTCTTACCATCTTTAGATTTATATGCTACTATAGCAGCACAACATATATCATCTACAGATATAGTATCTTTAGGTTGACTGATTAATATTTTCTGCATTATCCGTATATCTTATTATAGTAATATTGAATTAGTACTAAAGCCTCTTTAGACTCTTTTGTCCTAGCACTACTAATATTCATTTGTAGAATATCTTTGAATGCATCTTCTTTAGTCCTTGGTTTTGATAATATAGTCCCGATACCTTGTATCTCACTATTAGTTCTTTGTAGTTTATCCATGTTAGGTTTATAAAGTAAGCCCAAGAACTAACTTGGGCTTGGTAATACAAGTAAATAGTTATTCGTGTTCCTCTCCTGCCATACTCAGGAAAACTTGTACAATTAGACTAATTGTGTATGGTAAGTATATAGATGTGTTACTTATGTGTGGAAAAAGTATAGGGGCAACTACTCCCCTATACGCTATAAACCAAAACATAATCGGTAACTACCACTGATTATCGTGTTAATAAGGGCTAACTAGTTCCAGTTAAAAAACTTAAATATGATTAAACAATTTATTGTTAGCCCTTAGTTCTTATCGGAAGTGTGATGGATATGATGCTGCATGAATTGATAATTCAGCATGGTTTTCGCATGATTCCTCTTCCTTAGGGGAGATAGCCAATAACCTATTAATATAGGTATGACCTAAGTCCGTTACTTTAATAGAACCCATGATTATGGTTCCATCTTCTCTACCACTAGTGCTAATTAAGCCTAATGCTAAGAGTCTTGTAATATCTTCTTTTGTTGTGCCCATTACTTGAGCATCTAGTTGCGTACCTCTGTACGATTCTAGTAATAAGATAAGTTGGTTGCAACTTAACTCATGATGTGTTAATTCTTTTATATCCACAGGATTACATAGCTTGCGGTCACCACTGCTATGAATAATACTAAGCCAAACCTATTAAACATTGTTATGTTAGGTTTAATGTTACTTATAGTTATCTGTAAGAACATCAGCCATAGTGCTATCACTATTGTTAGGTGTACCAGTTTAAATAATATTTCCACTTGATTTAGTTTAAAATAAATACACACATAAAAGGTAATAAATGTGTGTACTCGATGCAAAAATACATAACCCAAATGCAGCTTCATGCTACACTATAAGATAAAGATAGTTTCAGTATATCTTTAGTTTGTTTACCTTTCTAATACTATGCATTATAATACTATCCAGTATTTATGCATTAGTATTGACTGCTTCTTGTTTAGGTACTACGATACCGAGTAATTCGATACCTCTTCTCTGTACATATCTAGCAATTACTTTAGAAGCACTAACTTCAGTGCCTTTGATGACTGTAGCGATATACCCTCTCTTAGAGTTACTTCGCTCAAAAATGATTGAGTTCATATTGTAGTTATAATTAGTTTTGATTTAAAATAAGTAACACACTTCCAATTCCTATCCTTAGCTAGCCACTAACTCAGAGTGTATAGGCGTTGTACGACATTAGGTATAAATACTTTCTCTGTACTGGGTATCATGTGTTACTTAAGTTGTTAGTAGAAGTGTTTAATAATGATTCTGATAGTTCTTTCAGTAAACTTAGGTTCATCTGCTTTAATCTCTTCCATTGACATAAATCTAAATGACTTGTGTCTAGTTAAGTCTAAAGTAATATCTTCACCTGGGTTTACTAATACTTTGTAATAAAGAATATCAGCAGCATCAATACTCACTGTTGACAAATACTTAGCATTAAGTAGAGTTAATCCTGTAGTTTCATCTACTACTCTTTGTAATGCATCTACTATAGTATCGTCCTCACCTTGTTTAAACATACCATCAGGTAAACAGTAGCTACCATCAAGTTTCTCTAGTACAAGGATTTTTGTTACGCCATCACCTATGATAGCTACAACTGCTTGCTTTTTATTTGACATTTGATATAGATTTATTAAATTAACTCTCTTTATTTCGTTCAACTTATATTGAAATAACACCTATTTTTCATCTATTACAATACTTCAGCTTTCCCTTATATGACTAGATACTATACTATCACTATATTATCTATAACTAAAACGAATAACACGCAGGTTTTCGATTTATATAGTAAATGATACTTACTTTAATTGTCTCAAGAGTATATTCCGTTCTTATGTCGCAAAGTATTATTACCTTTATAAGAGTTAATTTAATGCATTGGGTAATTCTTTGGTAGTATGATAACATACTTAACACCTTCTTTATATTCCATGCTATAACTACCATCACGATATTCTTTATAATCGTATGTAATAGTAATAGTTGGTGGTATTGGTAAGTATACTTGTTCTCTCATCTCTAAGATATACAAGTCAGGTGTTAAATTATCAAATGTATCAGTCTTACCATCTTTTAATTGATAGCTAACTAATAAACGTTTATCCGAGATTTTGTTAACCTCAAGGATAGGGTACTTAACAACTAATACATCTTGGAATAAGATGTCTTTGCTATTGTCTTCTTGCTTCTTGCACCCCGTGAAAGACATTAGTACATAACATACAGTTAGCACTAAGATTGTGTATATTTTCTTCATAGTTGTAAAATTAGTGTTTTTGGTTTAATAAAAACTAGCACAAGGATTACTCCCTGCACTAGTCATCTAAATTAACGCTCTCGATATTTATATTTCGTCTAGCCCTCATCAGGAGATTGTTATACTCTTGCTAGTTGAGTGTAGTTAAACCAGTAGCGGGAGAATTTTACTCATTTGCCACTACTGGTTGCTTGTGTTACTTCACATAATTGATAACCTCCTATTGGTTAAACTGTTAATTACTGGACTATTACTTGCGATTATCTTGAAGGAGACTTAAATAATGCTCCCATATATTGTAAATTGGTTTTTTAGTTGTTTTAGCGTATTTGACACAATTATGTGTACCTCCACTAGTACCATCCCATAAAGCTAGTATGCCTTGTGAGTTATCTACCATCCAAATATTACGTAATTGCATTTTTTGTGAACTATACCCTCCCTCACATACTATAACTATATCTTTAGCCTTACTTAAAAGTAAGTTGTACTTATCCTGTGATTTCTGAGGCCACATTTCCTCTTGACCTCTAAAAGGTATTGCTGCTGTATATGGTATACCTAGATTATAACTGGATATAGCTAATGCTGTGTCCCAACCTAGTGCCATACCTGTTATTACTTCTTTAGGTCTATTAGCTGATAACCACCAATTTGCTAAAGTATGTAACATAGCTTCAGCTTCATGTGTATAACCACCAAGCTTATTAGGTCTATGACCTGTACCACAAACGATTAAATCTTTCATGTTAGTCTACTTTATAGATTTGTAATTCTGAACATCCACCAACTAATTTGATTCTCTTAGTTAGTTGCATCTCGCTACCAATACTACCTGCTTGAGCATAAAAGATATATTGCCCACTGGTACATACTTTGTTTAACCTTTGAGCAAACTGTTTAGCTAAGCCTCTATCATAGAATGGTTCATAGAAGAATATACAATCTCTATCAGCTAACTGTTTCTTAGTTACTTTAAGTATATCTTGATATTTAATATTACCGAAACCTAAGACACTGTGATTAATTAACTCTTTCTCTATTTCAAAGCCTAATACATTAGCTTTATCAACCATGTATTTGATACCATACATTACAAACCCTGGACCACTACCTAAATCAACTATAGACTTTAAATTAAGTCTGGTCATTAATATAGCTAATGTAGTTACAGTTTGAACATATACACCATAGAAACCCCATTGACCTTTATTAATACCTTCACGTTTTTGATTGTGTACTAAAGGTTTAAGTTCAGGTATACGCAAAGCTAACTCTTTGAACATATAAGTCATAGTACCTAGAAATCTTTCTCTGATATAATATGGCTCACGCTCTTCTTTCGTTATCTCTCTAAGTGGGTCTAATACAACTGTATCAGACTCCACTATTTTAAGTGCTGTATTCATTAGTTCTTAGGTTTATCAAACTCTAAATACTTACGATACTCTTTACCACTCTTTTTAGATTTCATGTTAATGAACATCTTACCAGTACCAGTTTCAAATACAGGGTATTTGTCACCTTTACTATTGGTATAAGTCTTGTTTGTTGACTTAGGTGGTGTTTTAGATTTAGATGTCTGATAGAAATTACCATCTTTGTCTACACCTGTTTGTGCGTGTAATGTCATAGTACCTAGTACCAAGAGCATTAATGTGATTAAAGTTTTCATGTAGTTACTTGTTATTGGTTATTTGATTTGATTAATAAACATTCTTACAATATCATCCTTACTATGATAAACTTTACCTAACATATAGCCATTATTAGTCTTAGTAAATTTATGACTATATGTAACCATACCTTTAAGTAAGTTTTCAATTGTAGACTCTATTCCTTCTATGTCAACATCTGTACCCTCATAAGGGTATTCTGTTATACTCTTCTGTATTAAGTCTCTTAGTGGCATTATTCTTGTGTTCTTAAGTTTTCAATTTGTGTTGGTATTTTAAATACAAACTCACCTATAGTTTTATCAGGCTTATCTATTAATGAAAGACCATACTCTAAGCAAATGTTATTAGCTATTTCACGAGCATCCTTAGCATCTTCAAACTCACCTGTTACTATCATTACTGTTACTATTGAATGACCATCCTCTTGTTTAAGTTTGATTTCTTCTACAGTAAAGTCTTGTATTCTTTTAAGTCTTGCTGACTTGGCTGCTAGGTTTACAAATAGTTTTGCCATTGTTTATGTGTTTAATATAACGGAGTATCATGGGGTAGCTTTTTAAACATCGGTTAACTTTATAGTGTTCGCATATAATTACTATACATAGACTATTATAAGTATAACCTCGATAGACATCTCTATCTCTCGTAGTCACTTTCATTAATTTTCCCCTTGAATGACTATCGCTCAACTATGTCTAGCATGATACCCTGTTATATTGTTATTTCTTAAAATGTCTTTGTTGTCTTGCTCTCATTTCTCTTGATGAAAACTCACTATGAGGTTTAGGATTAAAGTTTCTACTATAAAACTTATCATAATCAGCTATCTTCATATTGATAACATCATCATCAAGTCTCTCCTTAACTGTCTCATTAATATCATAACCTAGACTTCTTGGTGTATAATCACCTAATATTAATATAGGCTTATGTATATTTAGAGATGGTTCATCTTCTATTAAGGTAAACTTACTAACATCATCCTTATCCATATCAAGTGTTACTAGTTGATAGCCTACTTGGTGTTTATAAAGTAGTTCAAGTAAGTCTGCTGTATCATTTAGTCCTAGACCATTGACAGCTATTGTTAATACTCTGGACATTACTGATTAGATATGTGATTAGTTAAACCATGTGCTTTAACAAACTCAAAGTATTCTCTAGCTTTACTGCCATCATAATACTCAAGTAATAACTTAATAGCTTTAGTATGATACATAATCTTATCAACTTGACCTGATACTTTAGCTAAAGTTACGCAATAGTCTATATCTCTAAGATGTAGGGCTATTGCATTTAGTTGTAAGTCTGAGGTCATGGTGTCTTTAATATTTGTATTATAATCAAAGTAGATATAAAGTATAATATTATGTGTAACCATAGAAAATGATATGCCTCTAAAAGCTTAAGTTGTTTCTCAAACTTACGTGTATCACCATTGTATTCTTTAGCTAGATAATATACTTTATAGTATGAAGCTAAGTATACCCATAATCCGTAGAAAGGTATAAAGTAAATGAATTTAAGTTTCATGTGAGGTTAATTTAAAGGGTTAATTAATAGTTAGTCCTGTAGAGCATTTCACTCTCTCCATTCCTCCTCTCATCTGAGGTGTTAACTAGGTTTGCTTTAGGCTACTTGCTAGTGATTGTTTAATGTGGACTTGTTTTTATATAGTATTATGGTGCTTGATTATATCTATGTGGTGTTGGTATTAACTCATACATAACAACAGCTGAATACACTAAATGTCTATCATTGTTTATGTATATAGTATGACTAATAGATATTGCTTTATAGTTCTGAGTACTAAAACGTTTAATATCTGCACTAATAACATCTAATAGGTTATACATACTATGTGTTGATGCATAGTTCTGTAGTGAAATTGCTTGTTCTGCCATAGTCTTAAGATTTATAATGTTATCCTGTATACATTAGTATAGCTGTACTTATTATACAACCCTCATCAGCCTTATAATGTGAGTGACTAATATTAACTATTGTAAAGTCATTGTTAGTGACAAATACTTGAATATCTCCTGCTAATATGGTTAGACTATATGCTTCAAATGTTTGTAAAAATATCTTTTTCATGGTATTATGATTTATAACAGTAACTATTATATATTTTAACTGCTTCACTAAGTAGCTTAATATCTGTAATCCATGTAACATCTGTTAGATTAGTATATATATAGTAGCTAGCTTGATGTCTGTCATCTATAACTAATAAATGCATATACAATGAAGCACCAGTTGCAGCATCATAAGCTATCTGTGTACCACTAAATGTATTAGGGTTCATTGCATCTTTGGCTATTTTAGTGAGTTTTTTAACTGATGTTTTCATGGTCTTATTGATTAATGTCTACTCTTAGTAGTGTGAGTATTAAATCTCTTAATTGAAATGTAGTACCTATTGATACATTATAATCTCTTGGGTTTGACTCTGACCAACTGAATATAAACATCTTACTGAATGTAGAATAGAATATTTCTATCCCTCTAGTTCTATATTTATAAAAGTAGGCATTAGTTTTACCCTCTCTTGGTGGTAGTTTTATGAAGCCATACTGCAACAGTAATTGTTCTGTTAATGGTTGATTTTCCATAGGTGTAGAGTATTAGTGATTACGGTTTAGTGTATTAGGATGCTGTGAATTTAGGGGTTTTGTGTGACTGTGGTATTAGTGAGATATAGTGGGGTTTGTTTCTCCCTTCCATACTCTCATTAACTTATACTTTTCTCTTAACTATTTTAAAATAGTCTTCATCAGTAAAGCTTATACCATTAACACCTGACACTAATCCCCCAAAACAATCAAATAGGTGACCTACCTTGTAGATACCTATTGGCTTAAGTAATCTAAACCATATTTCATATTTATTTTCCATCGGTATTAGTATTAGATATATGTTTTACCCTAAGAACATAGTGAGTATTAATAGCCGCTCTCTATTACTACCAATATCACTATATTCTATCTAAGGGTTAGGATAGTATTACTATGTCACTGATTATTCAATGAGATTGCAGAGTAATGAGATTATCCAAAGATTAGTGGGGGTTTTGAGGGAAGGGAGCGTGAGTACTATAATTAAGCATCGGTATTACTCCATTTCTTAGGAGACAATACTCAATACTTAATAACTCCTAAGTAACCAATAAGTAACTTCTATGGGGGTCACACAAGGTCTCAACTTAACCTCAATTACCCTACCACCATAGTATCAAATTATAAAACTGACAAACTCAACAAAGAAAAGAAGCAAAAGAAATCTTCTTTATTCAAGAAAAAAATACAAATTATATTTAGATTATTTATATAAGTATTTAATAAGTATAGGGAAATGACATTCCCATGACAAAAGTAGGCTAAGTGTAGCAAATTGCTCTCCTACCTAATAATATAATGTAATACCACTAGACATGTAGCCTAGTGGTATTAAGGATTAGTTTACTGGTGCTGCAACAACTGGTTGTGCTACTGGTAATACTTGTGCTTGAACTGCATTAACTGGTTGAACTGCTAATGCTGCAACTCTTGCTGCTTCGGCTTCTTTAGCTATTTGGTCTTGAGATTTCAACTCCAACCATTTACACATGATAGTGTCACCATGATTCTCTGAACTTGGGTCATCAATAGTGTATGGTCTATCAATGGTATTAAACATCTCCAAAGGTAAATCACCTTTAGTACCTACAGGCACTTGGTCTTTAGTCTTCATGTAATAGGTAATTTGACTATCCTTATTGCCAAAGACTGTAGCCATAGATGTTTTGCTCTGTAACTTGTTAATGAAGCCGCCATTAACTGATGAAGTTGATTTAATTAATTCTAATAACATAATAATAGGTATTTAGGGTTATGGCACTATTGCCAAGAATTAGTGGGGGTTTTGATTGTAATGGTTATGCAACAAATAAGGACAAGCCGAAGCCTGTCCCTTATGTTATAAGTCATTGTCAGTATCAGGGTCAATAGCTAGTTGTTTTATAACTATAGCCTTGATGGTATTAGTACTGTCAAATGAGTTATCAATTCTTTGGTTGATTTTGCTGATGAACACACTGTCACCAACTAAGTATTGGAAACTATCTAATACTTTAGGTTCAATGTTGGTAGTCATCATTGTGGTATTGTCAATAGTCAATACTTTGTAGTATACTAAGTTAGTTTTAGACTTAGTAGAACAAGATGATAATAGTGCAATGAATGCAACAATAGCGATAATAAGGTGTAATCTTTTCATGATAAGGGTTATTTAGGGTTTAGTGGATTATTCCAAGCATTTGTGGGGGTTTTGGTATTAGTGTAGCCTATACCTAGAGGGCCTTCGTCTCTAGGTATGGGGTTAGGCTACACATCCATAGGCTGTTTATTCCCTATATCACCTATGGGATGCGGTATTAGCATGATATAACATGCGGTATTAGCAAGTATCAAATGATACAATGATAGATAGTAGAACTGTTGAGTGACACTGTGTGATGGATGATGATAGATAGTCTATACATAGTAGCTTATGCTATGCTAACCATGTTGTTGTGAAGCACCACCTGACCTAGGTCATTAAGGTAACATGATTGAATAGATTATCTATATATTCCTGCCGAGAAAAACTTGAATGTGATTACAAGGGTGGGGGAGTTCGAAATCCAAAAATTGGTGGGGGGTTTGAATGGAGGACACTCACTAACCCATAAACTTCCCACCAAAATAATTTTCCCAAAAAATTTTTTATCACTTCCATAATACCTACCTTTACCCTGTTCCCCATCATGACTTAACTCAGTTGGGAAAGGCTTATCTTATACTACACCTATACTATAAGCACGTGAGAGTTTCACCTATCAGTAGGTAGTCCTAGGTTCGAATCCTAGAGGAAGATGGATTAGCCTATACCTTAAACAAGTATAGGCTTCTTATTAACTTAACTTAATTAACATGAAATCACTAGAACAACTCTTATTTATAGCTATAGAGGCTGAGTTATCTATAAGCATAGTACCTACTCAAATTGATACTACTATAGAGGTCAGAAGAATGCATCTTATGCCTAATAGAATTGACTACGAGAAAACTATAATTAACAATATTATGTATAGGCAGAACTATGATTTTGCTCTAAGGTCTATATTAGAACAGCTTATATCTCGAATACTTACACCACCTGAAAGAGATAAGGTTAATATACCTGAACATCCTCATCAAGGTAAGCTAGAATTTATTGATAATACTAACTTGCAATCCTCAGAATAATTATTACCTTTGACTCATTGACTCTTTTTAAGCTGTTAAACGAAACTTGCCAGTTTACCCAAACGTTTAATTGATTTCTTCCAATAAACCCTGTAGCTTCCTGCTTACAGGGTTTCTTTATTTAATAGCAATTCTTAAAAAATCTTCATAAATATTTGTAGTGTATTCTTAATTTTTATCTTAACTTTGTTTAAGAAGAAAAATTAATTATGGCAAGAATTGAAAATTTAGAAGAATGGCATAAGATAGGTGATAGACTATGCAAGTATTTAGGTATATGCCCCTGTCAAAGAAAGATTAAAAGCTTTATAGATATATTAGCTAATATCTATAAGAAGAAAGAATATCTAAAAACAGGTGAGCAGTTCACTATAGAGGAGTATATGATACTTGCAGTTTTAGATAGTTTAAACTTAGTAGTTCATGGTACTAATTGTGAATACCCAATCATACTTGAAAATGAGTTTTGGGATTTCATTAATGAAGTTAAAGATAGTCCTTACCTAGAAGATAATTAATATGTCAGCAAGAAGAGTACAATTAGCAAGACCTTATACAGAAAAGGAATTGCAAGCACATCAACAATTAATCGAAGCTAATCCTGAGGTTAAGATGTATTTAGAAGAGTTATTTGATATGTATACACCTATACATTATCCCTATCACAAGTCTACTTTAACACCCAATAGTCTAACTTTTATGGTTCATCAGTATGAAAACTGTGGAGCAACTTTTGGATTTATACTAGATGTATTTTATGTTAATGTAGAAGATGGTATAGGTAATTGGATGTATGAGTTAAAGACTTATTTGGAGAGTGGGTATGCAGAGGGTGATAAGATAATAAGAGGTCAAATAACAGATATAGAGAAAGTAACACAGGCTTTTGGACCAACAAGATATGAACAAGGTTAAACACTAAATAAAAATAATCATGACAAACTTACAGAAAGAGTTAAACGAAACTGAGAATAAAGTAGTACCATCACTAAGTGATGATAAAGGTACGGTAATACAAACTACTAAAGGGTCTAGTATTAGATTCTTAGTACATAAGCCTGAGAATATGGACTATAAAGTAATCATCTTCTATAATGATGAAGAGAATACTTTAGATAAGACTAAGGGTGATGATGCTATCTTATTGGATAAAGTTAAGATAGCTAAAGAACAGTTAGCTGAACTTAAAGTTATTTAGTCATGCAGAAGTTTAATATAGGTGATAGAGTTAGAGTGATTAAATATGGTCATCGTATATGGGAAAGAGAAGACGAGAATCTGAATGTTGTTAAGGTTATAGACTTAGCCCCTGAGTTAGTGGGACAAATAGGTATGGTAGAAGGTTCTTATGCAGATTTATCTGAAAAGAATAATTGGGGTTCACCTAGAAATCATAACTCTGAAAAAAGTTATACATTATCAGGTATAAAAGGTAAGACAGCTTGGTATGATGAAAGTCAATTAGAATTAGTAGAAGATGGAAAAGTTTAGACTACCTATATTAGCTAGTAAGAGACCTTTAATGGTTACATACTTTTTAAGTAATGGAGCAACGTGTACAAGTACGATATTACCTTATCCTTGGGACCACAAAACTATTAGGTTTATTGAGGATAATAATATACAAGTAGGTGAGGAACTTAAAAAGAGAATACTTATACCACAGTGGGCAGAGAGTTTACATAAAGGGAGATTACTGTTAAGTGTAAATGGTGTAAAGTATTTCTTTGATTGGGAATCATATAAAAGAGAGCAAGAATTTTATGGAACAAGATAAAGACAATATCCCAGGCATAGGTAGAACATCTTTCACAATAAGATTTGATGCTAAGTCTTGGATGAGTAATGACATATTTGGTAAGGATTTACCAACTCAAATTAAAGTGGTAGGTATGTATAGACCTACATGGTGGGAGAAGTTTAAAGCTTGGTTTGGGTATGAATATCCTTTGTATATAGCTGAGAGAGTTGAGCCTAGAGATTTGACTTGGGTTGAGAAGAAAGAGATAGAGTATACTAAAGTATGGCAAAGGGAGTTTGAAAATTTAATACAGTACCCACTAACACCAACTGAGTGTTATAGTAAGGATGGTATATTAGGTACAAGGTTACCTAATAGTGATGAAGTATTAACATCAAACAATCCTGATTACGGTAAAATAAAATTTAAAGATAATCAGGGTAATTCCTCTTCTTTAGGGGACAACATCCAAGCTACATATTTAGGTAAAGCTAACAACATAGGTTTATGTAATATGATAATTGATGTAAATTACTTTCAAGTAGGTGATAGAATACAAACTGAAGAGCAAGTAATTGTTATATTAAGTAAGCCTCAAATGTGGAGTGAGGGTAGTTATAGTGGGTGGCTTTATGAAATAGACACTAATATTAATAATATTTCAGTTGGACATAAAGTAGTAAAGCTATGATATACGAGAAAGATGATGAACCAGTTCATGTATACCCTATAAATGATATACATGAACATACCTTTGAAGGAGATACTTGTGCATGTAATCCTTCAGTACAAACACAAGAAGGTGGTGGAGTAGTTATAGTACATAACTCTTGGGATGGTAGGGAAGGTCTTGAATTAGCAAACGAAATACTAGAACAATAACTATGAGTGAAGAAAACGAAAATAACAGTATTAAAATCATGAACATGCCTAGACCTTTATATGAAGGTAAAACTGTTAATAGGTTTTATGATAGAGATGTAGAGAAAGGTGATGTAGATTATAAGAGTTGGGACCAAAGACCTGAGACTACTGGTAAGATTAGATTCTATCTTGATGCTGTAGCTGTATGGGAGTTGTTTATTGACCCATTTGAAATATATAATATACAAGAAACTAAAGAGGTCATAACAGTTACATTAGATTTAGGTAGTCGTAGTGTTACTTATAATATCATAGAGTCTTTAGAGGTGTTTGATGCTTTAATGGATGATATGAATAATAATAGAAAATTAGATGTATAATGAGAGTATTATCACAGATAAAGACACTACCTAAGAACAAGTACTATGAAATGCACTTGAATATCTTAAATGCTTTTATACCTGATACAGTTAAGCTTACACCTAAAGAGATAGAAGTGTTAGCAATGTTTATGGGAATGGAAGGAGATATTGCAAATGATAGATTTGGTACTACTGCTAAAAAGATGGTAAAGGAGGAACTTAACTTATCCGATGGTGGCTTAGGTAACTATATGAAAGCCTTGAGGAAAAAGAATTTCATAACCACAATTAACAATACTCTACAGGTACACCCATCATTACAGTGTTCCCCTACAGAGCAAGAATACAGTTTTAAACTTAATAGACAACAATAATATGGATTTATCAAGAAGACCAGTTGAGTATGCTAACCTAAGAAATAAGGTTTTGATACTAGAAAATATAAGAAATAACTTTACTGCTGATAGAGTTATGAAAATAAATAGTACCTTTGTGTATACATTGTTGGATGACGATGATAACGACATACTTTTTATAGACTATGAGAAGCTATTGTTTGAAAGACCGTATGAAGAAGTGTTACAGCTATCAAAATTACTCGTTGCCGAGGATATGGAAGCTATCTCATCAGCTAAGAAAAGGACTGGTGTATTAGCAGCTATGTCACAAGACAAACAGAGAGCCTTAAGAGAAGAATTGGATAGTAATCCAAACGCAAGTATAGATGACATTGCTTTTCCTGAGCCAAGCAAAGATGCTTTGGATTTAATGGAAGAGGTTAAGGCTGTTGAAAATGGTGAGATAGGTAAAGGTATATTAGAAATCATAGCAGAAAATCCTGATATGATTAAACCATTCGGACAAGATGTCAAAGATGGTAAACCTGTACCAATGACTGTACACAAATCAGAGGAGTAGTATGCAATTAACTACAGACAACTTAATAAAAGAATATTATGAGACCATCAAGGATGAGTACCCTAATATACCATTTAAGCAGATAGAGTTAATGTGTAAGACACCTTGGACATTCTTACGTCATCAAATGCGAAAATCTAGTCTACCTATAGTGAAGTTCATGTATCTTGGCATGTTTATTGTGAAACGTGGAGTGTTGGATAGCATAGAACCTACGGCTGATAGGCTCATAGAACAGAATAGGATAACACCTAGGAAGTATGAAAAGTTGAAAAAAATTGTAGAACACCATAATCAAAATCAAGATGAGAGCAACAGTTAGTTTAAACAACGTCATCGCTTACATCACTGGTAACTTGAGATACTTCTTATATTACAGTAAGTGGTTTAAGTTTTTGATTAGAACACATATCCGAGAACAAATAGACTTTCGTATAAAGTTTATGGATAAAGCATGTTATGAAAATGGACAATGTGTAATTTGTGGATGTTCAACTACTGCTTTGCAAATGGCTGATAAAGCCTGTGACAAACCTTGCTATCCGAGAATGATGACGAAGCAAGAGTGGGACAATTTTGCCAACATGGATAAGTACTGTAAATGGTTCGTTGATGCTAATTATAGTTGGAGATACTATAAGGAAGATGGTGACCTATTCAGAGAAGACAGTGAAGGTAGTATACTTTGTATGGGGAGGACTAAGAATGTGGGTTAGTACATCAGTAGACTTAGGTAATCTTAAGGCTAAGAGATCTCAAATGGTAGAGTTTATACATAAAGGTATACTTGACATACAGACTGTAGTACCTACTTGTAGTTGTTCAGAAGCTGAACATTGTGTGCAAGATGGTAATACTATTGTAAAGATAGTGTATACACCAACACCTGTACCTGAGCATTTCAAGTTAGCAAAGAGATTCAGTTACCAATCAGTAAAAAAAATTATTGTAAATACAAAAGATTCATCAGAAGTTCTTACTTTTACTGCACTTATTGCAGATTAAAAGTAAAGAAAGATGAACTTAATTAAACTTTTGTGGTTAGTGGTACTTCTGTTAGATGTTCTAACAGTTGTAGTGTTAGTGTATCAAGCTGTAAACTATATACTAACTAACTTAACAAGTAAGTTTACTTCACATATATATGTGAAAGATACCATTGATTTAAAACTCAATAGGAAGATAATACTACAGAACATCTTAATGATAGTTATAGTATTGCTTTCAGGGAGCAAGAACTTCATAAATTATTATGAGGGTGCTTCATTGGGTTTAGAGTCAATGGTATTTTTTGTTTGTAGCAAAACCTTATTTGTAGTTTATCTATTTCTCAATAAGAATATAATAGATAGTATTAAACCTAAACTTTAATAACATGAGTATTACAATGAAGACACCTTTACCTACTATAGACCAGTGGGTATTGACAGCAGAGGGATTACCCTTAGAGTTACAATTAGCTTTATCTCATAATGGTGAGATGGAAATTAAGGGTAAAGATAATAACCCAAATATTATGAAGTGGGCTAAAGAGTTAGGTATACTTGGATGGTATCCTAATGATGATATAGCTTGGTGTGGAGTGTTTAAAGGTATCAATGCTTTAAGGGCAGGATGGATTAAGTTTGAAGCAAGTGTAGCATCCGCACTATGGTGGTTAAAGTGGGGTAAAAAGATTGCAGTAGAAGATGCTTGCGTTGGAGATACAATGATTTATGCTAGATATAATAGTAAAGGTCAACAGATAGGTGGACACGTAGCTTACTTGTTAGGTCACGTTGCAGGTAATAAAGTCCATAGAATCTTCGGTGGTAATCAATCTGATAAGGTTTGTCCTATATGGAAAACTGCTACTACACTAGTTGGAGTACGTAGGGCTATATGGAAAAGTTCTCAACCTAAAGGAGTAGTAAGACACGAATACCCTGCAAGCCAAGTTCCTAAAACTATCATAGCCGCAAGTGAAGCTTAATGAAATTATTTGAATTATCGGGAGATATTGAGAATAGGATTGTCAAGCCCACAGAAGAAGCTTTGATGGTAACTCCATTTGGAGATATATATCAAAGAGATTCTCATAGACAGAAAGATTTGGCTATGAGGGAGTTCGCGTATATTGAGTTTATGGTATCACCTAAAGATACTAATCCCTTCTTTGGTTATCCTGTAGCAGGAGGAATTAGACATCAGAAGATATATGAGAATAAGTTCAAAGATTTATATGAGACTTGGACACCTGATGAATTAGTTAGGGTAGGTATAGAAGTATATAATGAGTTTTATTATAATGCATCACCTAGTTTAGGATTCTATAACTCTGTAGTAGGTGCAGTTAAGAAACTCCAAACATTCTTTGATAACCTAGATATGGATAAAGTGAACTCTAGGGATATGCCTTTATATAAACCTAAGGAGATTACTAGTGCTATCATAGATGCTGAGAACTTACTAACTAAGCTTGCAGCAATGAAAGAGAAAGTTAATCAGGAGATATTTACAACTGTTAAGACTAAAGGCGCAAGACAGATTAACTTCTTTGAACAATAGTATATGGTAGGTGTAGCAGATAACTTATTACAAGAGGCTGTAGCTAGGGTTACTAATGTAGTAGCACCTAGCTTACATGAGGTTGATACAATCAGAGATGCTGCTACAGGGAAATGGCTTAATACCTCTGTCTTTAGGGAAGAAGCAATTAATCATGATGCAAATGGTTACTACTGTTCAGAACCTTATGGGTCTCCTGCATGGTTGCATTATTGGCAGATGCAACTTGATAGATGTGATAAAGGTTATCGAGTAGGTAACTGGGAGATTACAGGAGACCATTATTGTTATCTTAACTTTACTAAGATTGAGGTAGCTGTACAAATATCAGAAGATGTAGCTGAGAAAGAGACTAAATTCCCTGACTTTTGGGATGGTGACTATGATTACTTTTGGTCACTTAAGATAGCTAGATTTGGTGTAGTGCCTAGACCTGAAATCTCTGAGATGTTCTCGGTAGATGAGAAAGGTGTTATTAAAGAGGAAAAAGACTTACATGCTGCAAGGATAATAACCTTAGACAGACTTAAGCTTAGAGTAAAACCCCACCCTGATTATCTTACAGGTGGACATAACCTATGTGTAGGTAAAGCTAGACGTAAAGGTTATTCTTATAAGAATGGTGCTATATGTGCCAACACCTACAACAGAAAACGTAAGTCATTAACTATCATTGGTGCGCATGAGAAAAAGTTCTTGTACCCTACAGGAACAATGCAAATGGCATCAGATTATCTTAACTGGTTTAACCAAGAGACTGGTTGGGCTAAGGGTAGAGAATATGTAGATAGAGTTGACCATAGAAAAGCATCTTACAAAGAGAGTGCAGGTGGGGTTGATATTGAGAAAGGATATAAGTCTGAAATCATGGCTTTATCCTTTATGGATAATGAAGATGCTGCAAGGGGTAAAGATAGTTACTATGTATTACTTGAGGAAGCAGGAGCATTCCCTAATCTTGAAGCAAGTTATAAAGCAACAGCCCCAGGTTTAAGAGCAGGTAAGTTTGCTACTGGACAGATTATTATCTTTGGTACAGGTGGTGATATGCAATCAGGAACAGTAGACTTTGCTAAGATGTTCTATAATCCTATAGCTTACAACTTGATGCCATTCATTAATATATGGGATGAGAATGCTGAGAATAGTGTATGTGGATTCTTCCATCCATTCTATTGGAACTTTGAGGGCTACTATGATGCACAAGGTAATAGTGATGTAGACAAAGCTATTGAGGATGAATTAGAGGAACGTAAGAAAATCCTTAGACAATCAGCAGGTAGTAATGTACTACAAGGTAGAGTTCAAGAGTTTCCGATGTCACCATCTGAAGCTTTCTTAACTGTATCACATAATGATTTCCCAATTATAGAATTAAGAAATCACTATAATAAAGTAATCAGAGAAAGATTACATACTAAGAGAGGTCAAGCAGTACACTTATTCAGAGATGATAAGGGTAAAGCATCTATGAGACCTGACCTTAAAGGTGAGTTAGAACCTATATGGGATTATGTACCTAAGACAAATAACTTAGCAGGTGCCACTGTTATATACGAAGCACCTATATCAGAGATACCTAAGGGACTATATAAGATAGGTTATGACCCTTACAGACAAGTAAATGGTTCTTCACTAGCCAGTATTATAGTATACAAATCTGTAGCTAGACACTCTATGTCTAACTACAATACTATAGTAGCTGAGTTTACAGGAAGACCAAGAGACCCCGATGATGTTAACAGAATAGCAGAGTTATTAGCTGAGTTATACAAGGCTGAGATTATGCATGAGAATGAGGTAACTCATGTTGTTAACTACTTTAAACGTCGTAAGAAGTTAGACTTACTTGCTGCTCAACCTGATGAGGTTATTAGTGCAAATATTCAAAATTCTAAAGTAGCTAGGATTTGGGGTATGCACATGGTTGATAAACTTAAGGATGCAGGAGAGAAATATATCAAACAGTGGTTACTTGAAGAGAGAACTACAGATGAGTATGGTAATAGTATACTTAACTTAGAGACAATCAACTGCCCAGGTTTACTTGAGGAGTTAATACTTTATAACAGAAAAGGTAACTTTGATAGGGTTATGGCTTTCATGCAAGTAATGTTCCAAATAGAAGAAGAGGATTTAGAGAAAGTTTATGATAAACCTGACGATGCAGATAATCCTAATAGTATGGCAGCACAGTTACAAGCTATGATGGAGAAACAGTTCAGAAAGAATTAATTAAACATTAAGATAAATATTAAATAATTTTAATAGTTTTGTATAAAGTTTAAATTAGATGGCTAAGATACATAAAAATCAAAGGGTTACTCAAAATCAGAAAGAGGCTAATAACCATGAGTACTATAGACAGCACTTGGATGATTTGGATTCCCAAGCATTTTCTAGGGGTAGCTATGTAAATGGTATATCCGAATTTCATAATATGCAAGTCAATTATGATTTGTTAGCCAATCAGATTAACATATCTGATTTCGATTATGTATGTAAGCCGTTTGGTGAAAACGTAGGAGAGATGCCTGCTGATATGTCAAACAAGGATATTATCACAGGTAAGTTCAAGAAGGTTATTGGCATGGAAGCTAAGAGACCTTTTGGTTGGACTTGTCTTGCAGTTAACGAAGATGCTACTACTAGAAAGGAGCAAGCTGAGTTTGGACTACTACAAGACTTTGTTATGAGTAATATCATGACACCACTACAACAACAAGCTGAAATCAAATACCAACAGTCTATTAATCCTAATATGTCTGAGGATGAGAAGCAAGCTATCTTAAAACAAATACAAGAAGAGACCGCAGCTTTAACTCCACCTGAAGTTAAGAACTATATGAAGAGGGAACACCAAGACCCTGCTGAGGCTTTAGGTAATCAACTCCTTAACTACCTAAGACAAAAGGAGAAAATCAAAGATAAATTTCTTAAAGGCTTCAAGCATGCAATGGCATCAGCTAGAGAAGTCTATCTCGTTAGGATAATAAATGGTGAACCTACGTTACACGTAATTAACTCTTTATATTTTGATTATGGTAAAACTATTGATAACGATTTAATCGAAGACAGTGATTGGGGTGTTACAGAGTTACATCTTACTCCATCTCAAGTTATAACACAATTCAGGAAAGAATTAACAGATAAAGAAGTTGATGACATCTATGAACTATTTGGCGATACAGGTACAGCAAATAGGATGGAGAAAGCTTGGGTTAATGACGAGAAAGTATTTAACTTCACTGAAAACCAAACAGAAGATAATTCAATAAGAGTACTATATGCTGCATGGAAGTCAGAAAGAAAAGTAGGTTTCCTTACTTTCTATGATGACAATGAGGAACCTGATATTATGCTAGTATCAGAGAACTATAAGTTCAATGAGGCTATGGGTGATATATCTATAGAGTATGAATGGATTCCTGAAGTACATCATGGATATAAAATCTGCTTAGGTGCTGAACCTATATATATAGGTATGGGTGCAGTCCCAGGTCAACACAGAGACTTAGATACTTTACATGAATGTAAGTTACCTTTTATTGGTGTTGACTATGATGACTTAAACTCTAATGCTACATCGTTAGTAGATAGGATGAAAGTATATCAGTACTACTATAATATTATCATGTATAGAATTGAGGCTTTAATGGCTTCTGATAAAGGTAAGATTCTTGCAATGAATCTTAATGCTATACCTACATCTGCTAATATTAACCTAGAGAAGTTCCAGTATTACTTAGAAGCTAATAAGCTACTATACTTTAACCCTAACGAAGAGAAAAACAAAAGAGGGCAACATGATGTCAATATGATTGCTAAAAGTATTGACTTAAGTTTAGCTTCTGATATTAATCAATATATTCAAATAGCTGAGTATATTGAGAGAAGATGTGGTGAGTCAGTTGGAATCCCTAAAGCAGCAGAAGGACAAGTATCTGCCAATGAATCTGTAAGAAACGTGCAACAAAGTCTTACTCAGTCTTCAGATATATTAGAGCCTTACTTCCAATTACATAATTCGGTTAAACAAAATGTATTACAAGCTTTAGTAGATTTAGCTAAGGTAGCTTATAGTACAGGTAAACCTCGTAAGTTAACTTATGCTTTAGATGATATGTCTAATGCTATGTTAGATTTGAATGCTACTAATCTAGCTTTATTAGCTAACTCTACTTTAGGTATCTTTGTTACTGATAGTACAATGGCATCTCAAGCTAAACAAGTAGTAGAGCAATTAGCACATGCTGCAATGCAGACTAGTCAAATTGATTTATTAGATGTTGTTAAAGTAATTAGAGCAGAATCTATTCAAGAAGCAGAAGAGAAATTAGAAGTTGGTACTGCTAAGAAAGCTGAGACTCTTGGTCAACAACAACAACAAGCACAAGTTGCTCAACAACAACAAGCTGAGGCTGAAAGAGCAGCTAAGTTTGAAATCATGGAGAAAGAGCATCAGTTTAGAATGGACGAGATTGAAGCTAAAGGTAAAATCGACTTACAAAAACAAGTTATCTTATCTCTTGGATTTAATGAGGATAAAGATATGGATGCCGATGGTACACCTGATATTCTTGAAATCTATAAAGCAGGTTTAGATGCTGAAATTCAGAGAAGAGAGCAAGGTAGAAAAGAGAGAGCCGATATAGCTAAATTCAATATTGACCAACAAAAGGTTGATAATGACAAAGAAAGTAACAGAATAGCAGAGAAAAAAGCTAATAATGAGGTGCGTAAGAAGGTTGTAACGGCTTAATTACGGGATAGCGCATTACAAACTATTTTCATAACTTAAGATTAGAACTTGAATATAATTAATATTAAAACTTAAATTTGTACAGAACAATGGCACTAAATGAAAATGCTGAAGGAACAGCAGAAGAACAGTTTAATGGATTTGATTGGGACCAAACTGACGAGAACCCCTTAGATATTATGTCTCAAGTAGAGACAGCAGAGATAGCAGAAGAGGAGATAGTCGAAGGTGCTACACCTAAACCAAAACTAACTACTACTAAAGTAGAGAAGCCCTTTGAGGACTTAGAGGAAGAAGAGGTTAATGATAACGTAATTAACTTTGGTGAAGAAGGTAATGAAGTAGTAGTTGAAGAAGAAGAAGAGGTTGTTAATGAGGAGGGTGATGTTGATAAGAAGACCACACCTAAACCTAAAGGTATTAAACCTGCTAGTCCAGTACTAGAAGATGACAAAAAATTCTTCACAAGTCTTGCTAAGGATTTACAAGAGAAGGGAATCTTCACACAAGAGATTGCCGAAGATGCTGAAATAGATGAAGAGGCTTTCTTTGAATTACATGATAAGGAGATTGAAGCAGGAATTAATGATGCTGTTGAAGGTATCATTGAGGAGTTAAAAGGTGATGATGATGCTGCGGCATTAATCAAGTATGTTAAGAGTGGTGGCAAAACACATGACTTTTTAGCTGCTTACAAACCTTTATCTTCTAATAGTTTCCCTGAGGACTTCGACTTAGATGATGTAAAGAATCAAAAGAAGATTATCAAACACTACAGAATGACTGTAGAGGGTGAGTCTGAGGAAGAAGCTAATGAAGCTATTGAATGGTTAGAGACTAAGGATAAAGTCGAAGACACAGCAAAGAAATTGCATACTAAGATTCTAGCTAATGATAAACAAGTTAAAGCTAACTTGCAGAAACAGTTAGAAGATAGAAATAAAGAGAGATTAGAAAAACAAAAACTATTCTCTAGTACTTTACAAACTACCTTGGATGAGGTAGAAGAAGTAGGAAAGTTTAAGTTTAGCGCAGTAGACAAGAAAAGTCTAGTAGGTGCTATCACTAAAGCTACAGTTAAGGTAGGTGATAAAATGGCTACACCTTTACAGGTTAAGTTAAATGAAGCTTACAACGACCCTAAAAAGTTGTTAGTCTTAACTAAATTCTTACTTGATGATATGGATGTAACTGATGTGGTGAAGAAAGCTAAGACTGATACAGTTAAGGCAGTTCAATCTAAGGTTGCTGCTTTAGGTAGAGAATCCAAATCAGGTAGTAAAGCAATTAAGAAGACTTATCTATCAGATAACTTTTAAAGACTAACAAAATAATTAACAATTAACAACTTAAAATTTTTACACGATGAAAGTAGAAAATAAGCTAGTTACTAAGAGAATGCCTTGGCATGCTAACATGACAGAGCGTAATCACTTAGGTAAGGCATTAATCATCAAACCTCAAGTATTCGAGCCTAAGGTAACTCAGGTATTTACTGCTCAACAATATTCAGAGAATCCTTTGACATCTATCCTAGCAGGACAAGGTAGAGAAGAGACTATCACAAGTACTGAATGGGAATGGAGTTTACGTGGTGCTAACGCGAGACCTTTAGTGAGTATGGAGAACATTGAGCCTAGCCCACAGCCAGGTAAATTCAAGACTACGTTCTTACTTAAGTTAGATGAGAACTGGTTTTTGCCGGGAGATGTTCTAACCCCAGGTACTTCTAACAAGAAGAATCAAGTACGTATTCAAGAGTTAGGTTTCAAACATGGTAATGGTTGGGCTTACAGAGTACGTTTAATGTCAGATGACCCTAATGCTTTCTTACAAGTTAAGTATTTAGCAGCAGGTCAACAATGGGCTAAGTTATTCTCTATGTACGGAGAAGCGGGACACCAATCAGGTTCAACTCAGTACAGTATGCCAATCTCAATGAGAAACAGAATGTCTCGTTTCCGTAAAGAGTATGGTGTTACTGGTGATGTGTTCAATGAGGTGTTAGCGGTAGCTATCCCTGACAGTAAAGGTAAATACCACAGTTCATGGGTTAACTATGCTGAGGTAGAGTATTGGCAACAATGGTACAAAGAAGATGAGAGAGCTAAATGGTATGCTCGTTCAACTGATACTGTACTTGATGATAACGGAAGACCTATCTTATCAGGTCCAGGTATTCACGAACAGTTAGAGGATAGTCACGTTCACTATTACTCACACTTAAGTGCTACCTTGATTGAAGAGTACTTGATGGACATCTTCTATAACAGAATTGCCCCAGGCACTCAACGCCAAATCAAAGCCTTTACAGGTGAGTATGGTATGATTCAGTTCCACAGAGCAATTCAAGCTTGGCAACAAAAATCAGGGTTTATCACTATGGTTGATAATACTTTCATTGAGAAAGGTAGTTCACCATACAATGCTAATGCTTTAACAGCAGGTTACCAGTTCACTAAGTATCGTATGTCTAATGGCTCTACTTTAGAGTTAGTACACTTACCTGCTTATGATGATAAGGAAATCAACTTTGAGATTGACCCAATCACAGGTTTCCCAGTAGAGTCACAACGTTTCACATTCTTAGATTTCTCAGGTCAAGGTGCTAGTTCAAACATCAGATTCAAGAAAAAACAAGGTGGTTACAAATTAGGTTACGTTTCAGGTTTAACTACACCTTACGGTCCAGTTAACAAAGAAATGATGTCTCACACAGGTGATTACTACACTATGGTAGTAGGTGACCAAAAAGGTGTACACATTGAAGATGTTACACGTTGTGGTGAGTTAATCTTAGCACGTAACTAATATAGTACTATAGGGTGTAGTAGTACACCCTTAATTTAAGTTCTTTATATTCATGTATAAGTTAAGTTAGGTTTAGTAAGTGGGTAGATTGATTCTATCCACTTTCTTTAGACTAACTGTATATTAAGGTAAATAAGTAGAAAAGTAGAAAATATGCAAGTTATTATTAAACCGCTACCTAATAAAAGGTGGCATGATAAAGAAGGTAAAGATGCCTTTGCAAGACCAAACAGTACTGAGGTACTAATTGATGCTGAAAAAGGTGTGTATGCCACAGGCTTAACTGATGAAGAAGCTGAAGAGTATGGTAAGAAGTTAGGGTTAAACCTATCTAATACTGTAAGCTACACAGAGGGACACCCATATTGGGCTAGTGTTCCTGCTAAATTAGCTTTACCATTGTCAACGTTAATCTTTAATACAGAGAAACCACATGACTTTGTTAAGGTTAAAAACTATAAAGCACACAAGCTTGTAGCTAATTCATTCAAAGAGTGGGAAGATGGTAATTGGCCAGAGGCTACTCACTATATCTTTGATGAAGAAGAGGAGACTAGTGCTAAAGCAAGCAAGGTACAAAATCGTAATAAAGCTGTTAAAGCTATTATGGGTATGTCTCTTGATGAAAAAGTTAACATGGTGAGGTTACTGTCCACCAAATCAGTATCAGGTAGAAGTCAAGACTTCATTGATGTTGAGTTAGATGCTGTTATTAATACAGATGATGGTTTAAGAGACTTTATCTTATACTATCAAATGGATAAAGCTGAGATGAATATCAGGGCTAAGGTAACAGAAGCATTAAGTAAAAACATCTTAACCAAAGAGGGCAACGCAGTCCTTTATATGGGAGAGAAATTAGGTTATGATTTTGATGATACTGTTAAGTACTTCTTAGACCCTAATAACCAAAACATTAAGTTGGTTATTTTTGATAAGATTACTACTAACTAAAGATAAAGATGAGTATTCAAAATATGCACTATGACTTCAAGATGAAGTTAAATAAGATAGATAGTCAAAAGTACAGGAACTTTAGGGTTCAGGAAATTGACTGGAAGCTTAATCAGGCATTAAGAATACGAATCAAAACTATAGCCCAACCAAGATTTGCTAGTCAGTTGGGAGTTGAAGTAAATCAAAGGACTATACAAGATATAAGACCTTTGGTTGTTGAAAATAAACGTCAAGATGTAGCAGAGTTCGGTGATAATAAATCTTACTCTGTTGCTCTTCCTGACGACCACTGGTTCACATTGAGTCTCTCTTCTTTAGGGAACAAAGGCAGATGTACAGAGTTACTTGATGTAAATGAGGTAACACATGATGACAGAGTGGAAGGTGATAGTTTTGCAGAGTCTTCCTTTGAATGGAGAGAGATTAATGCTAAATACTATTCAGCAGGAATACGTTTATACACAGATGGGAGTTTTTCCCTAAGTGCAATGTATATAGACTATATTAAAAAAGTAGATTATATACACAATGCAGCAGCTTCCCAAACAGGTCAGTATAAATTGG